TACTAGAGAGCGAGTAGGCGCCCACATGCGTCTTGTCTGTCCAGCGAGGTTGCGAAGTTCAACGAAGCCGTGGTCCAGCACGCTGAGTCTGTGCTCATTCATGAGTTCTACCTTTTTAGAAAAGTGTGCCTGCATCGAGCAGGCACACTGTTACGAAAACAAGCTCTTAAAGAACTTGATAATCGCCCTGATTACTCGAGTGAGCCATCCGTCGGGGCATTCGGAGGGCTGATGTCGAAAGTCTGGTTGTCGACCTCCAGAAAATCCGATTCGTTGCCTGCGGCGTCCAGTGCGGTGACGTGAATGTCGAACTGGCCATCCAGGCCCACGGCCTGCGGAATGTTCGCCAGCGGGATGCGGCTGAAACCGTCCGCGTCTGCGGTCGGAGCCGGCAGTCTGTCCAGGGGTTCATCGTGTGCAGCGGGCGTATTCGCCGGTCGAACACGAACAATGTTCTCTGCTGCGTCGGCGGGATTCTTGAAACGGAGCGTGAGTTCTTTGATCTTTGCCATGAGGAATGTCTCCTGATTTAGGATTTGATGCTTACTATTAGTCGGTTCCTGACTTTTAGCCGGGGCAGTTTACTCGCTAAAGCGCTCGAGCGCTACCTCTTGGCCGGCAACGTGATCTTCAAGTCGGGCATGCCGTCCTTAATCTCCATACACTGATCAAACAGGTTGAGCTGTTCCTTAGTGAGTGTTCGATACTCCTTCAACACAAGCTCCGGCTCGTATTTGATTAAAGAATCCAAAGGCAGATTCTTTTCACGGAACGTAGGCTCCAACACGACGAGATTCGGTCGTAGTATCTTTCGGTTGATCTTATGCACTCCCTTGAGCGCGTACCCGTCCGGCAGGATGTGGGTATTCGTTCCCTCCACAGGCGCCGGAAAGAAGTTTTTGAAAATCTTCATTCGAAGGAGAGCTTCAGCGCTTTTCAACCGCGCAATGTCTTCCTGCAGCTTGTACCACTCCATTAAGTTTTCGACAGTAACTTCGTTCGGCGGTATAAGACTCATCTCAACGCTCCCATGGCATACTTCTGATTCTGGCTTTAGCCTGCGTCACATACTTCTCCACAGTGTGAATACTAAGGCCAAGCAGTTCCGCGACTTGGTCATAACTCATACCGTCGCGCTTGTGCGCTAGTAGTACGGCCGCATGCGTCGGCGGTAGCTGTGCCAACGCCGTATCAATCTGTTGTTGCAGGCTCAAACGCTCTGCTAAATTATCTGGCAATACACAGCTAGGGCTGTCGCTCCACTCATCTACAGTGTCACTATCCACCGTGATATGTTCACGCTCTTGCTCAAGCTCAATTCGAAAATCCGCCAGTACGTGCGAAGCCACACCGTATAAGTAGGCTAGAGGCTTATGCACGACCTTTTCATCATCCAGTGTTAGCAACCTCAAATAGACTTCCTGTGCCAAGTCGTCAACGTCCTGCGGCTGTCTTAGCCGTCGCATCAGATAACGATGCAGCTCACGGCGGTAACGGCCGAAAGTGGAGGTGGCGAAGTGAACGACACGTCCGTCCATTTTGAATTACTCTTCTTCGGCGTCCTTCAGTTCACCCAAGACAGCCAGCTTGCGTTCTGCGACGATGATCAATTTCCTCAGGAGCGCTTCGTACTTGCCTTCGATTGAAGCGATTTCGCCGAGGATCTCCTTGATCTCGTCTCCCTTGCGCGGCGCCTTGTTTTCTTTCCTGCGCATATCCTTTCGTTCTGCAGGTGGCGCAGGTGGTGGCGCTGGTGGGACAGGTGGGTCGGAGGGAGGCGCTTCTGCCAATTTCGGATAGTCACCGAACATGACCTCGTGTTGATGCTTCTTGGAGGCTGCTACGATAGCAACTATGTCAGGCAGCTTCTCCGCGTATCTGCCGAACATGATCTCAACGGCTTTGAACGCGTTCACCTTGGAGGCGCTGTCAACGTACAGCCATTGGTTCGCCTCCAATCCATGCCCGTCCGCCAGTTCCTTGGCTATCGCTCGAGTGCCTGCTACAATCAAAACAGGCAGACGCTCGAGCTTGCTGAGTGCATTTTCTGCTTGGCTCATGACTGTTCATCCTTACGAAGCTGACGCAACGACTCGTCGCGTACTGTTTCGAATTGTTGATCGACAGTGGTGGGTGGAGGTTGTCCCATGAACTTGCGTGGCTCCACGCTACCCGCTCCCTTGTGCCCATGTCCAGACAGGGGCGGAACTTTGTCAGCGCGAGCCTGCGCCTGCGTGTCGCTATACTTGCCGTCAGCGTAGCGAACAGACAGTTTCTTCATGTTCTGTGCGACCACAGTTTCGTCTGTGATCTGTAGAAGATTCAAACAGGCTTGGTAGTAGAAGCGGAGGTCGCCGAGTTCTTCCATCAGATGCACGACGTCCAGCGGCTTGTTATAGATCCAAACCTTCTTGGAGATGTCGAGCGCTTCTGCTGCCTCTCCGGTCATGCCTGTCGTGGCGTGATGCAGTTCCTCTGCAGGTGTGGCCATACCTTTGGCAAGGTTCCACACGAACTGTTCGTACTCCGGGAGTCCACCGACTTGAGCTTGCCGCTCCTTGATCTCAATGATGTCTTGCACCAGGCTCTTGCGGTAGTCTTCCGGGAGTGTTACTTTGAAGTTTGCCATGCCTGCTCCTTAACTGTGGACTAACTATGTATTAAGCCAATTACGAATGCAAATGATTTATGCGCGCTTGCGTTCCTTATCGAAGTCCGGCAAGTTCAGCAGGCGATAGCACTTGCCATGGAAATCAAATTCTTTCACCATCTGGTCCTTTGCCACGTCCATAAGATGCCCGTTCTCCACCAGTGTTTTCATGACTTGCTTAACTGCTTCGGAGCTGCCTGCTCTATGCGCTACGAATGCAGGCGTTCGCTGGCAACGTATTTGAATAATCTTGTGCGGAATGATTCCTCGAGCTCGCATCTCTTTAGGCACTTCATATCCGTCTGCAACGTCGCGTTGAAAGTAGTCCTTAATGACAGCCAGCGCCTTGCGTTCACGCGAAGTGTCGTCGCTTCCGATTTCACCTGCTTCCAAGCGTGCCTTCATGATCGCTATGTCGCGGCGTATAAGGTCTAATGCCCACACTACATGCTGTTCGAGCACACAAGGATGGGTCGCGTGGTCCGCTACTGCTAGGAGCGCAGCGACGCGCATTACCTTCAACGAAGCACGATTCCACATTTGACGCCAGGATTCGTCTGTCGTGCTATTGATCTCCGCGTCACATTCCTTCTCGAATGCTTGCACATGGACAGATGCTTCAGGAGCACAAGCTACAGGGATGCGGTTGATTCCCAGCGCCTGTTTGGCTAACGCGCCCACCGCGTCTGCGAGCCACTTATTAGGTACAGGCTGCGGATCGGGATTAAGCGGAGGTCGTGTTCCTGTGTATTCCACAATAGTGAAACGTGATAGGAACCCATCCTCCATCATTGTCTCTGTCAACGAGCTGTAGAATGTCTTCGGCGTTGTCTCGCCTATCATTGAATAAGCGACTCCACTAATGCTTGCGATGTTTCCTTCCGCTTGCGAATAGTTGATGCCTCCTACGATGGACTGTGGGCCCGACTTTTGATAGAGGTCAGTCATTTTGGCCCGGAGTGTGGCCATTGCAGTGTCATTCCCAGTGTCGTTAGATAATCGTCGCAGCTTCTGGCCCCATTCGCCTGCGACCTGTACGAAGCTACTTTGCGTCGCACAAGCCTTTACCAGCGCAGGACCTGAGGCGAAGTCTGTAAAGTTCACGAATTGATGTGTAGAGGGTTCACACATAGTAGCAGCGTTTACCAGCGCACTGATGCCGGAATGCATAGCCTCCTTGCCGATTGCAGACCTTGCAACCAATATCACATACAGGTTGAGTCCGCTCCCTGGAATATACCAAGTCTTTCCGCATATCCCTGCGAGCAGTCCTAAGGCTCCAACGATCGCGACCTCCTTAACAGGCCTAGGCGCACTGCTAAAGATAAATTGCGCAATGGCGCCCGCGAAGCCTGGGGGCCAAGGCAGTCCGTCCTCAGCAGCTTTCGCAACGCTGGGCGCTACAGGAGCTGCTACGGAGAGCGCAACGGACACACTGGCTAGCTGGGCTTGCCCCACGGCGAGCTCGGGAACGTGCATAGGAGTCCCTACAGCGTTCGCCTTTTCCCGCTGCAACTGCTCGAGCTGTCTAGCAGCCTTCTCTATACCCGACACATCGATGATCTGTTCGCGTTGTTCCCTTGCACGTATCGCGGACAGTGTGAAATTCAAATAGCGATCATTCTTCTGTGCTTTTTCCCGCTGTCCTAGCGCGCTCATTCGGAACAGGCGTCGGCATTGCTCGTTAGACTTCGTATAGAATGTCAGCATCGACATGAGCGCCATGTCTGCTTCAGACTGGCTAGGATGCCCGAACTGATGCCAACGTCCTGCCCACAGCTCGTTGAAGTTGAATCGGTTGTCCGCACGCGATGCCATGTCATAGATCGCGCGATCCTCCATCACCGCATTGCGTTCAACTAATTGGAATGTACTGTCCTTGCCTGAATCACCATCCAAACGCTTCGCCATGTCCTGTAGCCAATCCTGGCGATCACGTATTTCCTTGTCGATTAACACATTCCCTGTGCATATGATATATCGTTCCTGGCAATACAGTTCGATGGATCCACTGTGAACGCCCTTGCCCACTCCAGGCAGCTTGCCGCGCACCCATATATGTAGGCCCTTGCCCCACATAGACACTTCGGTATAACTGTCGAAGTTCTGTGCAACAAACCAGAACCATTCCCACTGTGCTTGTGTCGTCCACTTGGATTCGTCTATCGGTTGGCCTTTACGCTTCTGCGAGGCCTCGTCGCAGATGTCGAAGTCGATGCAGGCGAAGGGATCGTCCGCACTGAGCATGAAGCCGATGCCAAGTCCTGCCCGCTCCGCATAGTAGGCAGCGGCGTCGAAGGACAGCCAGTGTGAAGGATCGACGCTACTTGCGCCGTAGAACTGCCCAGCTTGATTAACCGAGAGAGGCTTTTTATCAGGTCCAGCGATGACCCATTGTGCCCGTCCCCGAAGTTCAGCTGGCAAGCGGCTCCATGCCGCCGAGGTCATGCGTGCAACTCGCGGCGACGTAATTTCAAAGCGGCGCTCCATGCGATAAGTAACGGCTCCACCTCACTCCTAACCCACACATACATTGCTTCGCCCACTTGTATGGGTTCCGGCAATACGCCTCGCTGGCGCGCTAACGTAAGCGTACAGGACGCGACCTTCAATCGTCGTCTTATCTCCGACCCGGATATGTACTCAGCGTCGAACTTGGCTTGTGCGTCTGATTTTGTCATTGTATGCGACTGCTTAGGACGAGCAAGCATTTTATATGCGCCCGCTTTACAATCGCAAGTGATCACTTAACAGCATTATTTCACAGGACGTATTGGAACAGGGTAAGCCTCAGCATCCTTAAATTCTTTACGCGCCTCCTCCACGTAAATGTCCCACTGCTTCTCTATCAGTCGCATGCTCTCCAGCCAATCAGCCCGCTCCTGCCTGCGTCGTTTCCAGACTTCTTTCTTTTCTTCAACCCATTTCTTACGCAGATTGCACTCGCGCATCCAAACCGAATGCGCTTCCGCGAACGGATCCAGATTAACCACAGGGTTAAGTGGAACAGGAGCCATGTAGCCTTGCGCTTTCATTCCCTTAGCGTGCGCAAGGACGTGGGAAGGATGGCAGGCGATCGGCTTGTCCGTTACGAACTCACTTGGCTTACCGTATATCAGGGGCCACCAATGTAAGATCAGACCTTTGTCCTTTTTATACACAGTGTCGATGAGCTGCATGTAAGCGGGATGAGGCGTTTCGTAGTTGATGGGTGGAGGAGTGGCAGTATCTGCAAAGAATGAAGCAGGAAGTGAATGCGATTCACCTTCAGGTAGGATAGGAGGTTCGGGTGGGATTTCCATTAGCATGATACTCATTTATTGTGGGAGGGGTAGTATTACAACAATTAAAATATTTTTGCCAGGGATACTTTGCAGTTAGCAAATTAGCGCTTTAACGCTTAACAGCCCCTAGCCCTCCCCGAGTAGTCTCTACGAAATATTTTGTTGGGACTACTACTACCCCCAAGCTCCAGGGTAACTACTGTAATAATGTACTAATTTACTAATTTATGTATATAGACCCTATATGGAGCAACAGTTCTAGTCATTTTACGAATTAGTTGACGTACTACTAATAATAGCAATAAATTACGTAGTATCCCCAGTAGAACAGCATTTGTAGGGAGTAAGGGTATCCCTGCAGCTGGACGTTCTTCCGGGAGTATGCCCAGTCGCAGCCTGTGGTTATTCTGTTATATCGGGCGCTGCTAAAACTGTGAACTAATACTTGCCTTGTGCAGCGGGTTCAGTGATACTAGCTTCACTAAGTAAGGAGATACAGATGTCGCCCCAGATGCATAGCCGAGTGATCCGCCACCCGAACTTCACTGTCTCGGATTACAGCTACCTTAGTGATAAGGGTTACAGCGACCGCGAGATCCTGGCTTTCTGGAACCGCGATGCGAAGCAGGGTAAGACTGGCGTAACGCACAAGCACGCGTTCGACGTTGTTGGCTACTTGAATGGAGCATGCAAATGATTTATGCACATTTCCAGGATCTCGCTGACGGATATGTTGGCCCTTTTGCAACTGAGGCAGAAATCCAAGTCCATGTTGAGTTCTGTAAGCAACGTGGGGACGGTGCGAAGTTCATGGGCATCGTTAATGCAGTTCCCGAAGGGGAAATGCTGATGACTGCAGAAGAGGATCGTGAGTGGGTGGATTTGTGTTACGGCCCCTTGTGATATGCAGCTCCACGCGCTATGCTTTGTCCATCCTGCGGCGAGGGGTTAATATCGCCGCATCACAGAGGACCCGGTCGGTCGGAAACGCCCAGCTGACCGCCTCGGGTCCAAACCGCTTTAATGAGCGGAAGCCCTAGACGACGTTGGGTGCGACCAGCGAGGGTTTAGGCAAGCGGAGTCGCACCTTCGCTGCTAGTCGGAGGTTGATTGATGCGATGTAGGAAGCGATAGGCGCTTGCGCCGAAGTGGACTGCATCAGGATGCGAAGCTGGGCTGGTCCTAGCGACGCGCAGGAACCACGGACAAAGGCCGTGGACAGGTTCGGTAAGAATCCGATTAAAGCGCCTGCAATGAGTCGGCGCCTGTCGAGAGTTCCTTGATTTTTCGAGTCCATTGAGAGGGGTCGACTGACTGAGCTTAACGTCGTTCTTCGGAACGATCCAAGACATATACAGTATAGGACGTATGCACATACGTTCGGTGGTTCGCACTGTGCTAGAGAATCACCCCTCTCAATGGGCTTGCTATAGTGAAGCGGCTTGCGCACATCTCGGCCTGGCGTTATGAACCATGTCGGCGGTTAGTCCCCGACGTGCTGCAGGCCGCTTCACTATGGCCCGGTGTCGTTTTGTCCGCAGGCGCTCCCTCCGCCACGTACCTGCGCATCACGCACCGGGCCGTTTTATCACATGAATAATAAATTAGCATCAGGCCTTCAACTCCTGATCATTGTGATCTGGGCCTACCTCGGCCCTTTCACTGCATTCTATTGGCTTGGAACAGAATATGGACCCTGGCTAGCTGTCTTCTGGCTCGTCCTGCTTATTTTCCTGATTCGTGTTGACTTGTTCAAACGTCGCGGGTAATGTTGCCTCATCGACTACAGGAGCAAGTAGAGATGAGCAAAGACGAGATTCAAGCCAAGATCCTTCGCCGCGTTCGCAAGATGATGCGCCTTGCCCAGGATGCAGGTGCGACAGAGGGCGAACGTGATAATGCGCTTCGCATGGTCCACTCCACGCTAGCGAAGTACAATCTTAGCCTTTCTCAGGTGGGTGAAGGCGAAGCTGCAGAAGAAGCACGGGAACGCCTGGCGCAGCCTTTCCTGGGTAAGCCTTGGGCCATCCAGATTGCTGCAGCTATCGGTCGGATGTATTTCTGCCATTACTACTATCAGACGATGGGCGGAAATGCGGGCCCTACCCAGAAAGCGATGCATAACTTCATTGGACGTCATTCCAATGTTGTGACAGCGCACGAGATGGCGCGTTTCGTTGTGGAGGCTGTGAACAAGGAGGCTCAAAAGTACCAGCGTGATATTGGAGGCCGCTACGGTGATTATCGCGCCTTCGCTCAGGGTGCGGCTGCGAAGATACGCATGCGCTGTCACGCCATCCAGCAGGAGTCCGAACAGAAAGGTATTCAGCCTGAGGCTGCGGACGTGGAGTCGCCTGCACTTCTGCAGGGTGCCAGCACTGCGCTCGTCGTTGCGAACCTCTACAAGAAGGAAGAGGAAGCGAACAAGGGTTACTTGGAGGCCCTTAACGTCAAGTTGAGTGACGGACATACACAGAAGATTGACTTGCGCAAGGCTCACGCGCATCGTGCAGGTGCGGAGTACGGTTCTAAGGTGTCGTTGCATAGGCAGGTGAAATGAGCCGTCAACGTAAGCCACTTGAAGTGTGGGCGATCGTAAATGCTCAGGGACACTTCATGACTGGCGAACTGATCAATGGAGTAGCTGAGTTTAGCCCGGATGAAAGCGACGCGATGCAGTTGGACGCCGAGGAGGTTGCATTGGAACTGAAACAGCCTGGCATGGAGGGAGCTTCTAAAAAGCTGCTCTACACTGTCTAATGTTCCTCCGAGAATTCGAACGTGAAATGTGCGAACGTGCTGCTCGTCTAGTGCCTATCCCTGAATGGTATCGGGCAAACGGCGACGTCTTGTGTAGGCACTGCGGACGCGTATACTACGAGCACCCGAACGCGGTTCCGCACCTGTGGTTACGCTTAGTCTGTGACGGAAGGTATGTGAAGCTATGAAACAGTTCATCCGACGCATGCGAATCGGATTGTCCCTGCCAGTCATCTGCGCACGCATGGACCGCTGGGCATACCTTGTCAAGGAAGGCATGTGGCGCGGTGAGTGTGCTCTGGACTGCTGGGACGACCAAGGGATCTCTGTGATCGCTTCAGGCGCTGCATGCAGGGACATGCCGCCTGGACACTTCGCGAACGTGAAGAAGTTTTGGGAACGCAAGAGGCAGAAGATCCGTTGGATTGAGACGCATGGGTGTATGGCAGAGGATCATAAGGTTGACGAAGGTGTTGTCCTGCGCGAGTATGTGAAGCCTAAGGGCGACACTGATTACAAGGACAGGGTGTATCTTGAAATCAGACTGGATAACGGCGACGGTATCCACTTTCCAAAGGAAGCGTTTACGACTGCCCCTGATGGCGTGCTGGAGTACAGGTACTGATATGAAAAAGGTCTACTATTCGAAAGACTTTTGCGCTGAGGCGCATGACGTCGCGCTCATTGTTGCGAATGATGAGCAGGAAGCGCGTGAGCTGCTGAAGCCCCATATCACTACGAAGGCAGAACCTACACTGCATCGTGTGTCCCGTGCGGAGGTGGGTGTCACGATCCTGAAGGACGTATGAATCTTGTAACTCGTAAGCAACTTGCAGCAGCACTCGGATTAAAACCCAGTGCGTTGTGGAACCTGCTTAAAAAAGATGGTCCAAAACCAAAGGGAAGAAATGGTCATTTTGATCTGTATGACCTTGAAGAGTCTAAGCAGTGGTATGCTCCGAGAGCTGCTAAGAAGGCAGCAATGGATATTACAGGACAACAGATTGGAGAGTGGAGAGTTCTTCGTTTGTTTCAACCGGGTGGTTATAACGAACAGACTTATGAATGCCGATGTAGTTGTTCTCGAATAAAAATCGTCAAGGGATGGCGACTTAAACTAGGCGTGAGTACACACTGTGGATGCCAGAAGCGACGTAATATGGCAGAGGCGCAAAAGGGTAAGCGCCCCGGTCCACGCACTGACTTGACAGGACAAAAGTTCGGTCGTTTGTTGGTCATTGGTTTATCTGATAAGCGCGATCCAACAAACTATCCGCTGTGGATCTGTAAATGCGACTGTGGTAATGAATCTTTATGTACGTCAGGTAACCTGCGTTATAAACATACACTTTCATGTGGTTGCTTGCGTAAGGAAGCGATTGATAGTAGGAAGCATGATTTAAAAGGATCTTCAGCTGGTTATCTTACTTACCTTAGTGAAGCTGGCATCAATAAGAAAACTAGGGGCAGAATGATAAATTGCTCATGTGCGTGCGGGAATCAGACGACTATTCCGGCAGATCAATATATGAGCGGGCACACAAAGAGCTGTGGATGTTTAGGGGCTGAAATGCGCGTTTTAGCTGTTAAGAAGGATATTAAAGGGCAGAGATTTGGTCACTTAGTTGTGCTTCGCGAGTCTGTTAACCACACTAATAAAAGATGTACCTATTGGGAGTGCCGATGCGATTGTGGCACTGTGTGGGACGTTGCTGGCACATCCTTACGAAGGAAAACTGATCCAACTATCAGTTGTGGTTGCCGACGAAAGAAAAAGATTAAAAATGTGCCAGCTGGAGTTGCTCCTTGGAGCGTATGATGAAAAAGCACAACCTTAAAACCTGGCCCGAATACTTCCGTGCTGTCCGCAACAGGGAGAAGACATTTGAAGTGCGGCTGAATGATCGTGACTTCAAAGTGGACGATATCCTTGTATTAAAAGAATTTGACCCTTGTGGCACTTGTAAAGGCCACGGTAGAATTCGTACAGCGCCTGACGAGATGGATCCTTGTCCTGATTGCCCGCTTTCATTAGATGGAGATTATGAAAGCGCTATGCGTGCAAGCAAGGCTAGTGGTGGGCGCTATACAGGACTGGAAAGCTCGCACCGGGTAACGTATATTCTGGGCGAGCACCAAGGAGTTCGCGAAGGGTACGTTGTCATGGGGTTAGCGCGAGCGTACTTGCCTGCGCAGGAGAAAGTCATTTGATCGACCCACCTGAATTGCGCGCAGCGACAGCAATGTTCAAGGCATTGAATAATCTGCCTTGCGGCTGCACTCACAATGTGCCTTATGAAGGGTCGCAAGTGGAGCGCAAGATCGTGAACATGTGCCCTCGCTGTAAATCGATGATGCTGTGGAACGCTGTCAAGCCTAAGGATCAAGTGAATGAGCAACATACTCCTCCTGCCTAAAGTCTCCCAGGGTCCTGGCGACCTGGCTAAGGCTGTGAATCGTGTCGTTAAGAACTTCCGAGGCAAGTCCAGGCCGTTCCTGATGATTTTGGTTGAGGATAGTGGTGACGCTACTGTCGTCAGTAACATGGACGTCGGCTCGCAGCGGGTCCGCCTGCTGGAGCAGGTTGCGCAACGTCTCAAACAAGGTAGTTGAAATCATTTCGTTGAAGTGCGAGCATTAGCTTTCACTGGGGAATAACGATGTCACGCGAAGTCTATAAGTCTTCCACAATGGGCCCTATCCCGTTGTCGTTCACAGGCAGGCACTTGCTGCAGACCTTGCGTGACGAGATACAGGACTACGTCGCGAAGATGCGGAAGACCGGCGCGACCGAACTGAATCATTGGAATGGACTGTCTACTGCGCGTGGGCGTATTGCCAAGTACATCAGTGAGCTGGAGTCGAAGAGGGATTTTCCTGATCAATCCATCTCAATGGCGCTAGTTCTGGCAAGCGATGGTCAGCTGACTGCAGAATGCGACAGACGTGGATTCGAAACGCCGAGGCGCGTCACTCCGCATGCTGACAACGGACACACCTTGATGTTCGGCAAAGCCGCTGCCCAGGTGAACGAGTACCTCTGTACTTACATCGGAACGCCTGCCAAGCCTATCGTTCACACAGCCAATGGCATCACAACGACGATTGAGCTCGCGGGCGCTATTCACGTTCGTGCTGCCACTATGGATGCAGCACTGAACTTGGCTGTCGAGGTGGCAGCGAACCACGGCTACATCATCCCACGTTGCGATTTCGATGTCCGCTTGCTTGGTGTAGCGGAATGAACCGCGAGGCTGCTATCGAAGCTGCGCGAAGCATCATTCCCGCGCACTACATGACGTGGATCTACCACGAGGGAATGATTTATCAAACCTGCTGCGATTGCGGCCTGTCCCATTTGATCATTCTGGACGAAGGCCGCGCACGCTTCTTGCCGGAGGACGAGCTCACAGAGGCTGCACGGGAGAACGATACACTCACGAAGCCGCTGTACACTGAATTGAAGCAGTTGCGCGAGTGGAACGTCAACGCGCGCAGGTTGCTGGAGGAGGCGCAGCGAATAGCGGAGTCCGACTTGATGGCAGTAGGGCACGCGAGGGACAGTGAGGCGCGAACCCTGGCGATGCAAGGCTTGCGTGAGTGGATTAAGAAACTGGAGATGCATCTGACATGAAAGTCAATCCATATAGGCTGGTTGAGTACATCTTAATTGGCTTGATTGTCTCTGTGTTCATTACAGCCTTTTGTGTCATCATCACGATGTCAGGTGGGTGGCATATCGTTGGATGGATTGCTTCTGCTCTCGTTCTTGTGATTGCAGGCTTCATCGGAGTCGAAGAATGGAACTCACGCAAGCGGCTGTGGGACTATAAACAGTTGCCTCAGAAAGCAGACGACACTATAACATTCACTGAAGGTAAGTCAAAATGAGTGACGGCAAAGGCGGAAAGCACATTGACCTCTCGGATGATTCCTTTCCTAACCGCCAGCCTGCAGTCCTGCAACCTGTGGTTAGTTCTATAGGAGTGCTGGAAGCTGCTGCGGCTCATCAACGTGAGCGAGCCGTCGCATACGACCAACCCACAGGTGAGCGCAGTGCTGGTGCGATTGCAGCGGCGTTCAACGCTATCACTCGACGTGAGGGTGAGCGTGCAATCAGCGAATCCGAAGCCTGGTTGTTCCTGCAGGTGCTGAAACAGGTACGCTTATTCAGTGCTCCGGGCTACCATGCGGACAGTGCTGAGGATAACGTCTCGTATGGCGCTCTGCTCGCGGAGTCGCTGGCTAGGGCCAACAAATGACGACGAGCCGATTCATTGGCGTGCTTCTGATTCTAGTGGCTTGTGCGCTGTCCATACTGTTCGCAGCGATGAGGTAGTTTGTGATTTATATTGCATCAAAGACTGTGCATGCTCCTAAGTGGCGCGCACTGAAGGACAGTGGTTGCCCTATCATCAGCACATGGATCTACGAAGCAGGACAGGGAGAATCTAAATCCTTGGAGGATCTCTGGCTCCGCTGCGTTCTGGAAGCTACGCGCGCAGACGTGTTGATTGCATATCGCGAGGCAGGTGAGATACTGAAGGGCGGCCTTGTTGAGATCGGAGTGGCGCTAGGCAGAAACAGGCGAGTGTTTCTTGTAGGCTTTGACGGATCCAATCTGCTGGATGGAAATTTCAGCTTCAAGAATCATCCGCTTGTTACGTCTTGCAAAGATATGGAACAGGCGTTTACACTTGCAGGGAAGCATTCACATTCGTGCAAATGGAAGACATACAGATGAAATTCAGAGTCGTTTCTGTTGAAGACCGAAAGACCACTGACTCATTCGGAGTCACGAAAAGGACGGATGTCAGCATGGTGTGTGACGAAGTCGGTGGTGTGCCCGACGGTTCGACAATGACTCTTTCGCTTAGTCATCAGAGAGGAGGACCTCTGCTTGTAGCAATCGGCGAGGTTTTCTGCCTACAGCTGAAAACAGGGTGATTCGTGCGACAAAGTAGGCTCGCATCTATCGTTGAGGCTGTGGTCAGTACCATAATCGGCCTTGTGATCGCCCTTGTAGCGACTTGGACATTCTGCAAGCTCTACGATATTCCAATGACCCATAGTCAGAACCTGAAGCTCACAGGGTGTATGACTATACTATCTGTAGTTCGCGGTTATTTCGTTCGCCGCTTGTGGAACGCAGAATGGTGGAAACGCTGGAAGTGGGGGGACTATGATGTGGCACAAGATATTCGAGACGCAGGACAATCACCACACAGGTCGCTGGCAGTGGGGACATCGTCAGCGGGACAGCGAGAAGATCGATAGTCACTATCCTGGCTGGTGGATGTTTGGAGATGCTATCTGTGCGCCGCCGAACATGGGGAACGTCGTCAAGGAGAGGAGCCGTGGAGCTGAAGCCAAGCGTTTCCTTGGGTCCATCGGCGACCCGGAGGACAACGAAGACGGTAATGACTCCTGACCAGCTTGCGCAATCAGGCACTGAGCACGGTGAGCAGACTGCACTATTCTGTTGGGCTGCACTGAATACAAAACGCTTCCCTGTACTGCGCTGGCTGTACGCCATCCCGAATGGAGGAGGTAGGAGCCGAGCTGAGGGATCGCGTTTCAAGGCTGAAGGTGTCAAGAAGGGCATCAGTGATGTCTGCTTACCTGTTCCGATGTGGAAAGGCAAAGCGAATCCATCGAAGATTCATTACTGCGGCATCTACATTGAGATGAAGCGCAAGAATGGGACAATGAAAGACGTGAAGCCTGAACAGGACGAGTTTCTTGAGTTTGTGCAGGGGCAAGGCTATTATGGATGTGTGGCGTTCGGTTGGGAGATGGCAGCGAAGACCTTGGAGTGGTACTTGAATGAAGCTATTTGAATTTCCAGGCCATAATGTCGTAATCGCTAAGGACCAGCCCGAATACATTCCGCTGCCTGCGTATCGCGTTCCTAACGATCCGCATGGACGTCTGGTGTGCTGCTGGAAGCTGTCCTGGCGCGAACGCCTACGCGTGCTTGTAACGGGTGAGCTGTGGCATACGATCCTGACATTCAATCATCAACTGCAACCTCAACTCTTGGAAGTGGAGAGGCCTAGTGCTACATTGCCACCCGTTGAATGATTGCAAGTACTGCAGGAAGTGTGAATGCCACTGCCATAAGGGTGAGAATGTTATGCATGTGATGGCATGCTGCAGACGTTGTACGGAGTGTGGCAAGAACCATCGTAAGCAATTCAGTTCAGCGAAACAGGAGGACGAACGTGTCTTACATCCCGAAGAGTGCGCAGGAGAAAATTGACGCGTTGAAATCGATTCCTTTGCCGACGCTGGCTACTGCAGCGGCTGTGATCGTTGCTCATGCGGAGATCCAACAGGTCATTGCTCAGTTGCCAGTGGCTCCGCGCCGTATGGAAGTAGGTGTCACTCCGCAAGACGTCTGCTCCGCATACGATGTGTACTTGAACGGCAGGCGTCAGAGTCTGTGCTTGATCGCAGACGTCGATAAGGGGTTCGTTCGACGCTATATCCACGGCGTAGGCAACCGGCCTTGCCCAGATAGGCATGGGCACATGAACACAGAGATCAAGTTCGGACGGGTGCATATTGTTCGGAAGCTAGTGAAGGTGAGTCGTGCAAAGTCGTGAACAGTTGATGGATATGTTGCGCGAGCTGCAGATCCGCACTGTCGCGATGGAGCACCAGCGTGATGCTATCCGTAAGCTGTATGATTCAGCAGCAATGATGAACAACACTCCGCTGGTGGACAGCTACCGGCAACAGATGCACGACTTGCTGGACTTGCAACTGGATACGGCATCCGGCTTGATGCAGATCACGCGTAGTATCATCTACACTACAAAATGATATGCGTACTTGTTTCTACATTCGGATGGAGAACGGATTTCATATCGCGATCGCGGACTTGTCCAAGGTGCGCGGACGCCTGTACGAAGTGAATCGAATCAATGTTCCTGGCAAGTACAGGGAGAACGGATTCGGACGCCAGCTGCTGAATATGATCTGCATGGAGGCAGATAAAAATCATGTTACGCTTCGCCTGGTACCTTTAGAAAGCGGAGGCTTGACAAGCCTGCAGCTCGCTGCCTGGTATCAGCGGCACGGGTTCCAGCAGCGGGATAGCGGCTACTTCTATCGTGAATCGAACCAGTTAACAGAACGTCATAATATTCGGCCGATAGAAGTGTGAGATAGTTCTGGATTTTAGTGTCTGCGTGGGATAAGCTACTCCTAGGTTAACAGGAGACGCAGATGAACCCCATCGATCTGAAAAAACCCCTTCTTCCGCAGCTTACCCAGGCTGTGATCACGAACAAGGACGGCCAGCTGCAAAGTGTCAGCGGTGACAAGGCAGTGGACGCATTCCGAATCAGGGTCATTATCTCTGGACTCAAGCTCGAGTCCAAGGGTATGCGTATGTCGCGCGGCCTAAGCGCGCTCAAGACTGCGAAGTCCTTGACAGGACTCAAGACGCGGGACTATGCCAAGCAGATTGAACGCCTGGAGCTGCTACTAGCGCAACGCGTGTCCGAATGCACTGTGGTTACTGACGGAGAAATCGAGTAAAAGTGTGAACTAAGTCTGGTATCTGCGCAGGGAAGCGTAGATACTAGGCTCACTGGTTAAGGAGACGCACATGATCATTCTTTGCATCGCAATCGTTCTCACGGGTACACTTTTGGGCCGTGTCGTTACGCGTGCCCTGGGGATTGCATCATGAACAAGTTCGTTCAAACTATCTACGGATTCGATCCGTACAACACTGTCAACGCCGCTGTGCAGGCGAAGTTCATGGTGCGCTCGTTCAACGGTCCGCTGGGCGCTATCGCCTACCGGGATCAGAAGCGCTGGGATTTCTTGCCTGGTTTGAGTGCAGCGGAAAAGATCAAACATTGGGGAGTGTCATGAATAAGGCTATAGAATGGGATGGGATCGTTGAAGGCGCTGCTACGCCCGAACCGGACCCGATCAAGGAACAGCAGCTGGAGTTCGAACAGGCTGTGCTTGCAATCAAGCGCAGACGCGGTAGGACGTTGTTCCTGGCCTGCAGTCAGTTCGCCCCTAGCAAGGACCAGGGTGGAGTGGACGCTAACCACACGCGCGGGCGTAATGTGTATTCGCACATTAAGGTGAATACACGACAGGCTGTGGCTTATTTGACAGATGCTTATTCTGTCAATACCCGGGGCAAGTGCTTGGTTCGGATCGCTACCAGCCAGCATTGCATGTTTATCGGAGGGAGCTGCTAAAAGTGTGAACTATGTCTGGCTTTCAGATGTAGTTCTGCTATGCTTGTCCCAGGTAACGCAGCAGGAGAGACAGATGGCCCGCCTCGACTTCAACGCTTCAAACGTCAAGCCTCATTCGGTGCTTGAGATCAATGATGTTCCCCGCGATACAACGCGCGTGTGGAGCACTCATCAGACTTTGATTTTCGACTTCGTGGAGTTCGGCGAAGGCAATGCGATCGTTGAGGCAGTTGCAGGTTCAGGTAAAACCACAACGATCGAAGAAGCGAACAAGCGCGTGCGCGGTTCCAGCCTGTTCCTGGCCTTCAACAAGTCCATCGCAACTGAATTGCAGAAGCGCGGCGTTAACGCCCGTACGTTCCATTCGCTGACTTACAGCGCTGTGATGCGCCACGTCGGTGCTAAGGACGTCGATACGAACAAGCTGCACAAGCTGTGCCAGGCGATCATGAATCCTGTGATCTATTCCCAGCTCTCGGATGCGCTGAAAGTTCAATGGATGGAACCTACTAAGACTGATTTCGAATTCTACGGCGCGTTCGCAAAGCGCTTAGTCGGTTTGGCTCGTCAGGTTGGCATCGGGTGCCTTATTCAGGACACAGAACAGACCTGGATGGATATCTGCATTCAACATGATCTGGAGCCGGAGTCCGAATTCGCAGACATGAGCCGTGGCATTGAATGGGCCCACATGCTGCTGAAGGCTTCCAACGAATATCAGGACCACAAGATGGTCGACTTCGATGATCTTCTGTACATCGCTGTCAAGGACGGCCTTGTGCTCAACAAGTTCGACTTCGTCTTCGTAGACGAGTTACAGGACACGAACTCGATTCAGATTGCAGTGCTCCGCAAAGTGTTGCATCAGAATTCACGCATGATTGGAGTCGGCGATCCTGCACAAGCGATCTACGGCTTTCGCGGAGCTGACTCCGAGTCCATGAATAAGGTCGCCGCTGAATTCAACTGCCAGCGCTTCCCGCTGTCGATAAGCTACCGTTGCAGCCAGGCTGTGGTTAATCACGCTCGCAATTGGGTTAGCCATATCGAAGCTGCTGGCACTGCTCCTGAGGGTGAAGTCGTTCAGATGGGTTTTAACTGGAAGACTTCGAATTTCGCAGCGAACGACCTCGTTGTCTGCCGTACAACCGCTCCGTTGATTACACTCGCGTTCAGGTTGCTTCGCGCGCGGGTTCCCGTTCGCATTCTGGGCAAGGAAATTGGCCAGGGCCTGAAGAATCTGATCACGAAGATGAATGCGAGCAGCATCGAACATTTGGAGGTTAAGCTGGAGGCCTGGCGCGATCGCGAAGTGGAAAAGGCTAAGGCCAAAATGGAAGACGCGAAAGCGGAAGCGCTGACAGATAAGGTCGCTTGCATCCTGTGCTTGATCGAAGGATTGTCGGAAACGAATTACACTGTGAATGCACTGATGCAGACTATCGACAGCTTGTTCGCAGAGGGTGTGAATCAGGTTGTGCTGTCCACAATCCACAAGGCTAAGGGACTGGAAGCGGACCGCGTGTTCTGGTTGAACTCGAGCAAGTGTCCTGCCACCTGGGCTCGCCAAGAATGGCAGCGCAAGCAAGAGGAGAACCTGTGCTATGTTGCGACGACTCGGGCGAAACAGACTTTGGTACTTATCGAAGAGCCAGAGGAGCGCTAAAATGGCCACAGTAAGTGTAAGCATACGTCCGAACTTCCCTGTAGCGCTTCCGGGTGCTACGCAGGAGCTGCGCGAACGCCAGGGCCAGGCACTATATGCGCTGGGCGCCAACGCGCTATGCCCGCGTCCTGTTACGTTCCCCAATGGGAAGATGTATGATGTGAAATCAGAGTTCGGCTACATGCCTAGAGTAAAACTGTGAAGCCGTTCCTACTCGTGTCAAGCTGATTTCACGTACATTTGCATCACACTTAGAGCACGGAGAAAGACGATGAAACTCACTGAAAGTTATGAAGGCCACGATCCTTATAACAGCGCTGACTCGCGACGCCGCGCCAATGAGCTGCGCAGTGAGTACGCTGCCAACAAGGCGCTGGTCGCATTGGGCCGTAAGGGCCTGTCCAACGGCTTGCCGATGTTGCTTCGCAAGCAAGCTGGTTGATATGCGCAAGCGTTATCTAATCCCGCTGTCAAGCGGGGAGATCAACGTACTGGTAGAGGAACAGGATAATCCTATACTCTACAAGTTTGCTGCAGTCCTGAACGATTGGGATCAGGATTGCCAGTTCGAGACTGGAAACACGGTCGAGGAAGCGGTGGAGAACCTCGCTACTTTGATTGACGCCACTTTACCTGACAATTGGAGTATCTATGCTGCGGGACCAAGAATCGTTTAGATTCCTAGGATGGACGGAATCACAGTGGGCTGTCGCTGCGGGACAGATCCAGTATGGATCCAGCTTGCCGGCTGTTGATTATCAACCTACTGCCGAGTCCGCGTTGCAGTTGCGCAGGGACTGGATGAACTCCATGGAGACGGTGGATTTCAGCAAGCGGGACGATGAGTTCGCGCATGCGTTGTTTCTGAATGTTGCTCATGATAATGCTCGAAAGTCAGTTTGCTGTTAGATTGTAGATTGTACTTGTAGTATTGTACGTGTGTGTTATGCTTTCATGTTATGAAAGCTCAACATCTGACTTTGGCTTTGCTAATGCTGGCGCTGCCCGCATTAGCTGCCAACACTCCGCCGAAGATCACTGGTCCAGCGAGCACGACGGTCACGGTCGGGCAGACTTATAGCTTCACTCCAACTGTCGTGGACGACGGAGCATCGACGCTCAAGTTCGTCATAAAGAATAGACCTCGCTGGCTGTCCTTCTCGTACTCCACTGGCAGGATCGTCGGCAAGCCTGGAGCTGCGGACGCTAAGGTGTATAAGGACATTCAGATATTCGTGGATGATGGACCGAACACGGCAGTTGGCACGAAGAAGTTCACTATCACAGTCACGCCTCCTGTCGTCGCGAATCGTGCGCCTGTGTTTACTAGTGTACCGATTGTCAATGCCACGGTCGGAGTTCCGTATCAGTACACTCCTACTGTAATGGATGCTGACCTCGATCCGTTGCAGTTCATAGTGGGAAACCGACCGCCCTGGGCCACTTTCGATACGGCCACTGGAAAGCTCGCAGGGACTCCTGGCCCTACGGATGTAGGCCAGCGATCCCAGTTATCCATCGCTGTCTTCGATGGTGAGGTAACTGTCAGCCAACCTTTTGGAATATTCACAGTCCATCCTGCGATCCAAACAGCGAAGGTGACGTTGTCGTGGACACCTCCAACGCAGAACACGGACGGCTCGTCGCTCACCAACTTGGCAGGCTACCGCATCATCTACGGAGCAAGCGCGACCGCACTAACACAGACGATCACTGTCAGTAATGCTGCGATTTCAACATACGTGATAGAGAACTTGACGTCGGGCAAGTGGTACTTCGCGGTCGTAGCTTACAACAGCGCAGGAGCTGAGAGCGTACCGTCGAACATCGCAAGTAAGACCCTGTCGTGAGCTATGACGCTGCTCGGTTCTCCGCTGGAAGCAAGGCTATTCGTGACTTGATGAGTTCGCCACTTGAACATGTCGTGCCGATGGCCGCAAAGGATAAACGAGTGATGGCTGAGTCACGTCATTACAAGCATCGTCCACGTCTTTATCGTAGTCGCTACGATGTAGCAGCCGCCTGGTTCAGTTTACGGTAAAAGGAGTTCTAAATTGGGCCTCACACGACCACCGGCGATGTCCGAGGAAGAAGCTGTGAGGCGTGCTGCCAGCGGCGAGCATATCTATAAGACATCCCATGACCCGAGGTTTTCATGGGCGCTGAATTGGTTCCTTGGAATCATTGCAGTCCTGTTGGCGCTTTCTGTCGGCGGTACATTCAGTATGCTGTTTGAGATGCGTGACAAGCAGATTTCTCAAGGTACGATGATGAATGTGCTGATCAGTCGTCCGGAACCTGCTAGCCGTGAGCAGGTTGCATACTTGCAGAAGCAGATAGACGACATTAGAGGAGATATAATCCGAGAGCGTGAACGTGCCCGCCAATGATAATGATACGCTGATCAGGCAGCTCATGCCTTGGATAGCGTTCTCATGGTTTTTGGCAGGTGGTGCTATTATCGGATTGGCTGTCCAAGTAGTGATGTCGCCACAGATCACTGACTCCAAAATAGCGGCTGGCATTGCGCCAGCTGAAGAGCGTGCTCGCACTGCGGATGTGAATGCACGCGTCGCGCTGGACAAGGTCGAGGACTTCCGAGCCAAGCTGGCGGAGAAAGGTATCAACGTCGCATTAGACGGGCACTAACCCAGGAGATTAGAAATGTCACATCGTACAGTAATCATCAATGCGATCAAGGCGGTCTTTCAAGACCCCGAGGTTCGCTCGGAGCTGACTACAACGCAGCTCGCGAAGGTTGATCGTATTTGCGCGCAGCCAGGCGAGCCGTGCGATGATGACTATCGCTACCTGTCACGCATGCAGACTCGCGCTTATTGCGAAGAGGACTGATGCTTGCATCATCTGAGTTACATACGCCATCTAGCGAGATTTGATGGCGTTCCGATCCAGCGTCAGTTGCAGTTGAACCGCATCGCGAATCAACTGCAACGTGACGAGCAACGTAACAATGGACCAGTGGCCTGTACGTTGGATGAGTCCATGAGAGTGGCGTACATCGTCTACCGGTTGCTGCGACCTGAGCCAGTGAGTCATTGAAATGGGTTGGCGATATTTCAAGCTCGAAGAATTTGCCTGCTCCCATTGCGGAGCGAACCTCATGGACCATGCGTTCGTGGACGAGCTGGATGATCTGCGCCATCGACTTGGGTTCGGTTTGCGAATAACGTCTGGGTACCGCTGTCCTGCGTATAACGCAAAGGTATCCAGTACTGGATTGGCAGGCCCGCACACTACAGGGAGAGCAGTGGATATCTGGGTCGACCGCACGCGCGCCTATGAAGTGCTGCAGACGGCGTTGATCATGAAATTCACTGGAGTCGGAATCCAACAGAAAGGACCCTCGAGGTTCATCCACTTGGATAACCTGCCGAACGCGCCTGGGCAAATTCGACCCACAGTGTGGTCATACTAATGAACGACCTGCTCACAGCTACAGCGCAAAGAAACATCACCTATCTGTGGTTGTTCGGATTTTTCGCGGTCGTTACTCTCCAGGGAATGGGTTATCTAAAGAATGTTCCGAACGACATTTACACGTTGACGGCTGTCGTGTTGTTCTTCTGGTTCCAGCGGACACGAGCGCAACAGCCGGCGTTGGATCCAGCGACTACGACTACCAAACAGACGCTTGAGACGGTTACCACTCCAACACCGGAGATCAAATCATGATTCGAAAATTGTCAATCATTCCGTTGCTGCTCGTACTAGCAGCATGCCAGAGCAACCCATTTACGACTGCGCAGAACGTGGAGCAGGAGGGGGACGCGCTCTATGGCTCCTACGTCATTGCCAAGGAACAGGGTGCGACGATTCTGCAGAACGCTGCAATTCCGGATACTGCGAAGCGCCCGCTTGCTGAGGCAATGGTAGCGAGCAAGGAGCCTGCAGACGCATTGCAGGACTCGCTGATTGAATATTCGAAGGTGAGGGCGCAGATCGCAGCTGGGACTACACCGGAGGAGCGCCTGGTCATTGTTGAACGCGAGGTCGGCGGATGGATTGACAAGGCGAGACCGCTGATCGACAAACTGGTTGAAATCGTTGGAGGGCTTTGGAAATGAACCCGCTCATGATCTATCTGAGCATTGCTCAGTCGGTTGCTGCTGGCCTGTTACAGGGTCGTTCGGATCCAGGCAAGGTGACGGAATGGGCGGGCTATTTGAGCCTTGCGACGGCGTTGGCCAGTATCCTCACTGTAGGCAACAAGGACTTGAAGCAGTTGGACGACCAGCTCAAAGAAGCTGTCGCAGCTGGACGCGGCTTGACTGCCGAGCAGCGTGCGGAATGGAGGAAGCGTGACGATGTTTCTACTGACATCGCGCGCAAGTGGCTTGCAGATCATCCGGAGACGCAGCCATGAGTCTTGGAACCATCCTCATTATCCTGCTCATCTTACTGCTGGTAGGTGCGATCCCTTCTTGGCCACACAGCCAGAACTGGGGATACGGCCCTAGCAGTGTTCTGGGCTTGGTGCTGGTAGTCATCGTTATCTTGCTACTGCTAGGAAAGCTGTAGCAGCAGTGAATGAGCTACGTATCGTTCGACTTGAGGAACGCGCTAAAGCTGATCGCCGCGTAGAACGAGTGCGCCGGAAGGCCAACCGGCGCGCTCTGAAGATGCAGGCAAAGGAGTATCATCGCAGATTGGAGCTGCTGAACCACGAGCACGCCAAGCAAGTGGAGGAACGCAATTTGACTGTTAGTGCAGAGAAGTTTGATGGATACGAAAAGCAAATGACAATCTGGCGTGATTCCGTCAACAAGGCGCTGAACGAGCTGCAGGGGCATACGGGAGGTTCTAATTCTGCTAGGCAGCTCACCCTTCAGATACTTCCCTTGCTTATCTCTACCGGCGCTCTGTTAGCTGTGCTGCTAAAGTAGCATTGTAATCTCATTGCGAATTGCCACAGTTTCCATGTAAGCTCAAAGGCGATATCTAGGGCATGCGCTCTAGGACGTTTAGGAGTTCAGCATGGCTGACAATCAAACAGGCCGGTATTGGGATCCATTGTTGATGGAGCCCGCATTATCTGCGCAGGAGAAGGCGCTTCGGGATCGTTTTGTCACAGAATATCTGATCGACTACGATGCTTGGGCTGCATGCGTGCGCGTAGGATTCTTGAAGTCAGTTGCTGGGGCCTATGCCGCAGACTTCATGCAGGAGCCTTACGTCCAGCGTGAGATCCTGCGACGTCAGTTGCAAGAGGACGCAGATCCGAAGGGTGCGCTCAAGAATAAGAAAAAGTGGGTCGAGATGAACTTGCTACAGGCGGCCCAATTCAAAGGTGAAGGCAGCTCACATTCAGCGCGCGTGAGTGCGCTGTCGAAGCTGTGCAATATCTATGATATGGACGGCGCTACGAAAATCAAAGCCAACGTCACGCACAAGGGTGGAGTGATGATGGTTCCTGCTATCGCGAATGTGGACGAATGGGAAGCGCATGCATCTAAGCATCAGGACAAGCTGATTGAAGACTCGCATGAAGATCGTGTTGTCCGTCCTGTTCACTGATGCGTGCGTTATCGCTTGAGCAAAATCCTGATCGTGTAGTCTGGACTCCGCTCCCAGGCTCACAGACCCTTTCACAGTCCTGTCCAGCGAATATCATACTGGCGCATGGCACGCGTGGGCCTGGCAAGACGGACAGCCAGCTCATGCGCTTCAGGCGTCGTGTTGGGCAGGGGTATGGACGTTTCTGGCGTGGAGTCATATTCGATCGCGAATATAAAAACTTGGATGACCTTGTGTCCAAGTCGATGCGTTGGTTCCCGGAGTTCGGGGACGGTGCCCGCTTCCTGTCATCAAAGAGCGATTATCGCTGGGTATGGCCTACTGGCGAAGAGCTCATGTTCCGTGCTGTCAAGCGCGAGTCGGACTATTGGAGTTACCACGGGCAGGAGTTCCCGTTCATAGGCTGGAACGAACTTACCAAGTATCCGACTGACGTCTTGTTTGAAATGATGATGAGCTGTAATCGCTCATCCTATAGACCGGAAGATTATCCTGTTACGATTGACGGGGACTATTACAAGGAAACAGGTGTAGTTCGTTTCTGTGACGAAGAGGATGTAGGCGCCACGCCGTACTTGCTGCCAGAGATTCCCCTGGAAGTCTTCATCACTTGCAATCCTTATGGAGCGGGTCACAATTGGGTTAAGAAGCGCTTCATAAATGTGGCTCCGCCTGGACGCGTCTTTAAGAAAGTCATCAACGTGTTTAATCCGCGCACTCAGCAGCGTGAGAACATCACGAAAACACAGGTGCATCTGTTCGGCACCTATCGTGAAAACAAATACCTCTCGCCGGAGTACATTGCAGAGCTAGAAGGAATCACAGACCCTAACAAGCGTCGCGCTTGGCTAGGCGGCGACTGGGATGTGAACTCTGGTGGCATGTTTGATGACGTTTGGGATTCACATCAGAATGTCATACGTCCGTTTCGTGTTCCTAATACTTGGCGTCTGACTCGCACGTTCGACTGGGGTAGCAGCAAGCCTTTTAGCGTTGGCTGGTGGACTGAGAGCGACGGCTGTGACATACAGCTTGCGGATGGAACTTGGCGCAGCACTGTGAAGGGTGATCAATTTCGTTTTGCGGAGTGGTACGGTTGGAGTGGAAAGAGTAATGTGGGCTTGCGTATGCTTGCCACGGAGGTTGCAGCGGGTATAGTTGAGCGCGAGCTTGTCATGGGCATTCACGGGCGCATCCAGCCTGGAGCTGCTGACAATAGTATCTGGGACTCTGTGAACGGTAACAGCATCGCTGCGGACATGCTGAAGCCTGTGAAGGTCAATGGGTCCCATTATCGCGGAGTGGAGTGGAGGCGTTCAGATAAGTCTCCTGGCAGTCGCAAGGACGGCTGGGAGAAGTTACGCAAGTACTTCAAGCAGGCACATCGCCACTACCTCAAGACGCCGAATGGAATGTTGATACCTCTGCCACGTGAAAATCCTGGCTTGTATGTGTTCGACAATTGCAAAAACTTCATTGACTTGGTTCCTGTGCTGCCGCGTGATGAGATTGATCCAGACGATGTTGACACTGAATCAGAAGATCACATCGGTGACGAAACGCGTTACCATGTTCTGTCGTTAGGCCTAGGCGCTCGCGGCGGCCGTACGAAGGGAACGAGTTAGGAGTAAAGATAAATGTCACTTGATGCTGTTCACCCGTTTTATGATGCGTTTAAGGAAGATTGGACAACGCAACGTGATCTCCACGCGGGTGAACGCGTAGTCAAGAGCAAGCGCGACAAGTACCTGCCGCCTACTCCATCCATGATTTTGGATGGGTTCGGATGTGCCACAGCGGCGACGAAAACGAACGTCGGTGAGAAGATTTATGAAGGGTATGTACTTCGGGCAGTCTTCCCGGACTACGTATCTGAAGCGGTTTCAGTACTTGTTGGCATGCTTCACCACAAGCCTGCAGACATCACGCTGCCAGCTGTGATGGAACCCATGCTCGAAAGCGCGACACTTGAAGGTGAATCTCTTCAGGACTTGCTGCGCCGTATCAACTACGAGCAAATGATCACAGGACGGATCGGCTTGCTTGCCGACCTTCCAACAGCGCCCGTGGATCCGACTACAAATCAGGCTGTGGTCAATATGGCGCCTGCGCTGCCATTCCTCGCGACTTACGTCGCAGAAGCGATTCGCAATTGGGATGAAGCAGACGATGAAGACGGCTTCATTTCGCTTAATCTCGTTGTGCTTGATGAGAGCGGACTCAAGCGCGAAACGGACTTCACGTGGAAGACGTTTAAGAAGTACCGCGTGTTAACGCTGGGCAATCCTGAACTGAATGAGAATTCCGGTGAATACAAGATTGGAACCTTCACTGATGCAAATGGAGCCAATCAGCTAGTGTTCAGTGAAGCGAACATGGCCGCTCCTATGTACCGTGGCAAGAAGCTGGAGGAGATCCCGTTCGTATTTATCAATACGCGTGACTTGATGTCGCGTCCTGATGAATCCCCTACGCTGGGCCTGGGCCGCCTTGTTCTCGCAATCTATCGAGGTGAAGCGGACTATCGGCAAGCATTGTTCATGACTGGACAGGACACGCTTGTTGTGATAGGAGGAGTGCGGAATACTGACGGGCTCCCTGGTCAAGATGATGCGATTCGAACTGGTGCAGGTAGTCGCATCGATGTTGATATTGGAGGCGATGCGAAATATATCGGCGTCGCTTCTGTGGGTCTATCTGAACAGCGTTCCTCGTTAGAGAACGATCGCAAACATGCCACGCTGAAGTCTGGACAGCTGATTGAAGGCAAGTCCAAGCAGGAGTCAGGCGAGGCTTTGAGCACGCGCCTCACTGCGCAGACTGCCAGTCTGAATCAGATCGCGATCACAGGAGCCAAGGGACTGGAAAGCATTCTGAAGAAGGTCGCCACATGGATTGGTGCGAATCCCGACGAAGTCGTTGTCAAACCTAATATGGAATTTGGCGATCCGAATCTCAAGGTCGAAGACATCGGCAGTCTCATGGATGCGCGCACGAAGGGCGCACCCATCAGCAAGCAGAGTGTTCACCAGCTCATGGTGGAGCGCCGCCTCACTAAGATGGAATACGAAGCGGAGATGCAGCTCATTCAGGAGGAGGACGCCGCGATGCCTCGCACTGGCCAAGGTGCGGCGACATTGACTGCTGAAGAGCAGCTTTTGGAGCAAGAAGCGAACCGCAATGCGAAGAAGCCTCCCGCTGAAGAAGAATGAAAACAGCGAACGAAGAACTGTTTGATGCCTTGCTAAGGCATCAAATCTACCTGCTTCGCTATGCGGGACATCTTCGTAATGAGGTGTGGAAGATACTAGACGGAACAGAGGAGGATCTTGCAGATAAGATACGTTCTAGGCTAGCGAACAATAAAGGACTAAGTACAGGCGTAGAATTCCGACGCTTAGAAGCGTTGATGGAGTCCATAGAAAAGATTCGAGGCAATGCCTGGGGCGAAGCAGGTGAGTTGATGGAGGCGCAGGCTATCCAGCTGGCGCGTATGGAACCTGTGTTCGTTAATGATGCGATTAGCGTCACGATGCCTGTGGTTATTGAAACAGTAATGCCCACAGCAGCTCGTTTGAAAGCGATTGCACTCAACGATCCGTTCGAAGGTCGCATACTGTCTGAATGGGCAGAGGACATGGAAGCGGACGACCTGCGTAGGATTCGCGGCGCCATCCAGAACGGTATGGTTGCAGGCGAAGACATGGCAGTTATCGCGCGTCGTGTGGTAGGTACTCGATCGTTGCAGGGAACGGATGGAGTCACAGAGATGACTCGCCGCTCCGCTGCTACTATCACACGTTCAGCAGTGATTGATATCAGCAATAGAGCTCGTGATATATTCTTTCAAGAGAACGCTGATATTGTTGACCTTGAGCGCTTTGTTGCGACACTTGACTCGCGCACGACTCCTATCTGTAGAGCTAATGATGGTAAAATGTTTCCGCTGGGCAAGGGTCCTAGACCTATACTGCATTTTAGCTGTCGCAGCTTGCGTATTGCTGCCCTGAACGGTATCCTGCTTGGCAGTCGTCCTGCGAAGCCTTTTATCGAAAAGGATCTCGTTGGACAGTATGCAAAGAGGAATGGATTGGGTGATATCAATAGCCGTGACGCGCTACCACGTGGAAGCCGGACAGACTTTGACAAGTGGAAGCGCTCTGAGATTCGGAGGATAGTTGGTCCTGTGCCTGCATCTACTACATACAGTGAATGGCTCAAGGGCCAGAGTGTTTCATTTCAAGATGACGTTCTAGGTGTCACGAAGGCGAAGCTATTCCGTGATGGCGGACTGCCGCTGGATAAGTTCGTGAACCGCAATGGTGATGAGCTTACGCTCTCCCAACTTGCGAAGACGCAGAAGGACGCGTTCAAGGCAGCAGGATTGAAAGTAGATGATTTCTAAGTCATAGCAATGTGTTGTGACTATTAAAATCCCGCATGGCGGGCAAAGGGTGAAGCATGGCTATTAAAGCGGTGGTCGACAGTTTAGACGACGTCGATGAGAAGTACAAGGATCTGTATACTCAGGTAGGGGATAAGTTTGAAATCACAGGAGTTGAAGACGTTTCGGGTTTGAGCTCTGTGAAGGCACTCAAGACAGAGAACGGTGCTCGCCGGATCTCCGAACGCAAGGCTAAGGAAGCGCTGGCGCCGTTCGTTGCTTTCCTGGGTGACAGGAAGCTGGAAGATGTACAGGCGATGCTGGACAGGTATCCTGAGCTGGAAGCCGCTGCAGAAGGTAAGCTGGACGAAGCGAAAATCAATGGTATTGTCGAAGGACGTATCAAGACGAAGCTGGCTCCTGTGGAACGCGAACGCGACCAGTTGAAGGGGCAGATCACGGAACGAGACAAGCAGATTGAGGGCTTCACAGCGAAGGAGCGAACCCGAACAATACATGATGCAGTTCGGGAGGCTGTGGGTAAGCAGCAGGGATTCCAAGCGTCTGCGATCGAGGACGTGCTGATACAAGCCGAGCGCATGTTTGAAATCACGGAAGATGGCAAAGTGATCACGAAACAGGATCTAGGTGTGACTCCTGGCATCGACGCGGTTGTGTGGCTCACAGAGATGCAGGTCAAACGTCCGCATTGGTGGGGCACGACCAGTGGCGGCGGATCGCGTGGGAACAACGGCAGCAACCAGACTCCTAGTGGCAACAACCCATTCACGCGTGAACACTGGAACATGACTGAGCAAGCAGGCTTGATCAAAACCAATCGCAGTCGTGCAGAGCAGATGGCTAAGTCTGCAGGTACGAAGATCGGTGGAGGCATGCCCGCTCCTGCGCGCAAATAAATTGCCATAGGCATTTGGCCCATGTTACATTCGCCACTAATGTGGCATGGGCCATAATCATTCCCATCGAACACCAGCCATGGTGCCTCGGGTTCGAGTTACAGAACTCATTCCATCCCCAGAGGAGTATCTATCATGGCAGCAGGTGCAGGTACAGTCAGTGACGTCGTTGTTCCGGAGATTTTCTCTCCGTACGTCCAGCAACTGACGGAAGAAAAGTCGCGAATCATCCAGTCTGGCGCCGCAGTGCGCGATACGGTGCTGGATACCGACTTGGCAGGCGGCGGTCTCACGTTCAATGAGCCGAGCTTCAAGGATCTGGACAACGACGCGGACAATGTTGCATCTGCAACCCTTGCCACGCTGTCGACCCCAAACAAGATCGGCACGGCAACTGAAATCCAGGTTCGCCTGTCCCGCAACAACAGCTGGAGTTCGGGTGACTTGGCCGCAGACTTGGCCGGCGCCGATCCCATGACCGCCATTGCCAACCGTGTGGCAGCGTACTGGGTTCGTCGTCTGCAGACTGCGTTCATCGCGACCATTACTGGAGTATACGCGGATAACGCCGCAGCGCCAGTCGGCACGGAACACACTCTGAACGACATGACGCACGACATCTCTGGCGCCGGCTTCGTGGACGGTGTCACGAACTTCAGCGCGGAAGGATTCCTCGATGCTGCTGTGACCATGGGTGACAGCATGGACCAGCTGGGCCTCGTTATCATGCACTCGATCGTTTACAATCGAGCGCTGAAAAACAACCTGATCGATTTCATTCCGGACAGCACGAATCAGTCTGCCACTGGCATTCCCACGTTCTTGGGTCGACAGATCGTCGTGGACGACGGCACCCCTCGTGCAGCGGGCATATTTCAGACGTGGCTGTTCGGCGCAGGTTCCATTCGTCTGGGCATGGGTTCGCCCAAGGTGCCGACTGAAGTGGAGCGCAAGCCGGACGCGGGCAACGGTTCCGGTCAAGAAGTCCTGTACAACCGCACGGAATGGATCATCCACCCTGTCGGTGAAGCCTTCGCGGTCGCTACCCCTCCCGCAGGCGGTCCGTCCAATGCTGCGACTGCAGGCAACCTGGCACACGTCGACAGCTGGGTTCGTGTGTTCCCGGAGCGCAAGCAGATCAAGATGGCGCGTCTCATCAGCCGCGAGTTCTAGTCTGCCACTGTAACAGGGTCGTGAGACCCTGTTACTTCACGCTCACAATTCCGGGAGAGCTATCATGAAAGGTTACGCACGAGGAACGTCACGCGGGGCACCTGCGCGGCAAGACATTGTCCGAAAGGACATTGTGATCAGGAATCTCGCTGTTACCATGACCGACGCGACGACTGCGGGTTCATGGGGTACTGCGGTGGTTTCAGGTTTGCCGCAAGGCAATATCTTGCTCCTGGGAGCGTTGCTATCACAGGCATCTCTCGTCAAAGGTAGCGCCGCATTGATCGATGCGTTTGTCGCGACGATAGCATTGGGTTCGGACCCAACTGCTGATGCGACGCTCAGTGCTGGCGAAATCGATATCATTCCTGCAACTGCCCAATCTGCTGCTACCACTGGCACGCTGTCGGGTGTACGTGTGGCCAGTACAGCCACGCAGAATGGAGTGATCATCGACAACACTGCGGGTGACAAGGAGTTGAACCTGAACGTGACTGTACCGGATGCATCCAGTACGGGCAATTCGTCGTTCACGGTGAACGGAGTTCTGCATCTGGCTTACATCGTTCTCGGCGACGACTGAGCAGCCACGGCAGGCGCCAGGACATTGACTGGCGCTTTCTAACTTTTCCCGGAGCAAATAATGACCACGCAGATCCAGGCCGCACTGAGCAAGCTCGACGTCAACAATGACAATCACTGGACCGGCGACGGCTTGCCACGGGTCGAGACTGTGCGGATGCTGGCCAGCGATCAGTCGCTGACGCGCGAAGCTATCACGTTGGCTGCTCCCGAATTCACTCGATTGGCTGCGTATAACGCGCAGCAAGCGGCGCTCGCTCCGCCCGCTACTGCTCCCGCGCCCACTGCGGAAACAACGCTGCAAGCGCCTCCTGTGCAAGCTGCTGCTGTGATTCCGCCGCAGGCTCCTCCTGCTTATGACCCTGCTGTCGCTCCTGCTGCGCTCACTGAAGCGCTTGAGCTTATCAAGGACTTGCCGGACGTTTCGGACTTGTCCGATGCGGAGCTGCTGGCTTTGCATCAAGACGAGATACTGGAAATCGACAAGGTGTTGCACGTTCTGAAGAAGCAGCGGGAGGAGCTGTCCACACTTGCTGACGCCTTGATTATCAAGATGGACAAGGAGACGCCGAAGCATTCCAACCAGCAAGACATCATGGCTTACCTCGCAAGCCAGAACAAGCTGCTCGAGCGGCGTGCGCAGCAGATTTCCAACGTGAAGAAGATCGAAGGCGAGATGGGTGCCAAGCTAGCGGACTTGGTTCCGAAGCGTTCCCCTATCGACACGGTGATGGCACGCAAGACAGGCTACGGCCGCAAGCGCCCAGGCACCTGAGCATGGCGCGCACGTTCGCACCGTTAAGTCATCGTATGCAGGTTGCGCTTTACTATTCAAGGAAGCGCAATCGGCAGCGGAGAATTGACGCTGCTGCGGCCGCTGCTATTTCTCCTCCTACTGCTACGGCAGTGACGTTTCGCACGTTAATCAATCTGACTAACGAAGGCAACGAGGTCTATGCAGCGACGTCGGCTGGAACGAGCCAAGGTGCGCGTGGCTATACTGCTCCAACCATACTTCCATCAGGTGCCGATGGCTGGATCGAGGCCAGTAAGGGTGCTGGCGGTGATGGCGCGATTGTACTGACTTTTGATGCGGCTGTTCCAGGTGACGTAGCGTATGGCGGCGGTGATTATATTGGACAGGTCAATACAGCTGGCGCTCTGTTTTACGGTGTGAATACAGCTTCGCTCACTGCAGTGCCAACGTATGTACTGCCTGAATCTATATTGTCGTTGATCTGCCTTCGTAGGGTAGCAGGCGTTGTCACGTTTGAGTCGAGCGAGGATGGTGGAGTGACTTGGACGGTGCGCTTCACCTTTCCAGTTACTACGACACAGGCGCTTGTTCCACGTTGGTATACGACGTATTCAGTTACTCCTCGACGTTTTCGTCGTCCTCGTGCATACGGGCTTGTCAATGCGATCGGCAATGCGATCCAGGGTCAGTGGGTCGCGCCGAACATCATCGCGACAGCTAATTGGCTCTACGTCGGAACTGCTGGATTAGGTGGACAGTACTACATCACGCGCATGAGCCGCACTACATTGGTCGGCGTGACGACGACGCTCGCGACTGATGAATCAGATGACCACAATGTCCCTGCGCTCGTTGCAACCAATACGGGCTTGATCATGCCTGCGTTTGCCACGCACTCGCTGGATCTGTACGTTCGTTCGCGTCTGTCGGCAACTGCCGATCTTGATAACTGGGGTTCAGTGCGGACGTTAGTCACGAGCAACACTGCCACTTATATGCAGGTGCATCGGCTTGCCGCGACGGCGCGTATCTGGATGATGTACCGCATTGGATCATCGAGCGCCGGTGATTGGGTAATGCGTTATAGCGATGACGATGGTGTGACATGGTCTACGGAACGCATCCTCGCGCAGAACACCTACGTCTTTAGCGTCATAGATCCTGACGGCGTTCATATCCGCTGCTTCGCTTACGCGCATCCGCTTGTCGGAGCGAACCATGATATCTACTATTTCCGTGTCAACCTTTCGACAGGTGACGTCATTGACTCCGAAGGTACAGTCTTCGGCAATGTTCTCACTGACACAGGCTTGCCTATTACTGAGGCTGAAGAGCACAAGGCTGTGGACGTTACAGCACCGACTACCACGCGCATGTACGAACTAGGACGTGTTGGCGTGCCACAGATTCTTGCGAGCGAATTTGCGGATGAGAATGCAGGTACGTACTACCGTTACGTCTACAATACAGCAACCGGCTTGTTCACGCGCCAAGCGATCGCGAGCAGTGGTCCTGCATTCTTCGCAGGTACCTCCGATTATTTTGGTGGTGCGTGCTTCGATGAGGCGGATACTGATATTGTCTACTGCGCTCGAAACCTGGGTGGCAGTGTTGGTCCGGGATCATGGCAGCTTGTGCGGATGATTACAGCGGACGGAGGAAACACATGGACAGTAGATGCGGTCATGCGTACCAGCTCTAAGATTATCGCGCGTCCGCAGGTGAGACATGGATTTTTGTGGTGGAGTGAAATACCGAACTATATCGATTACACGGCTTTCTCGTCCTCAGTGCATTTCTTGGAGTTGACGTAGATGGCATTCGTAGTCGAAGACGGTACAGGATTAGCAAATGCCAACGCGTTAATCGACGTTGCGTTTGCTGACACTTACTTCGCAGATCGCGGGATTGTTGCATGGACGGGTGATACCGCTACCGTGAAGCAACCCGCGATCGTGCGAGCGACTGACTACTTGGCGAACCGCTTCAAGTTCTTAGGCAGTCCGTATAATGAGGATCAAGCGCTTCCATTTCCTGTTGTTTACTGTGACGAAACGGACCCGCAGATGCCTGTGAAAATGAAGCAGGCTGTCGCGGAGTACGCATTGCGTGCATTGACAGCAGTACTCGCGCCTGACCCGACAACGGATGCAACAGGTGGCAGGGTTATCGAAAAGATGGAGAAGGTAGGTCCGCTGGAAGAAAGGACAAAGTATTCTGAAGCGTTCTCCCTCTTTCTTTTCAAGCCCTATCCTGCGGCTGATGTTTTGCTTCGTGGGCTCGTGGACTCTTCACGTAGAGTGATACGCTGATGGATTACGCTCGAGCAGTGGCACTGGCGCAAAGGCTGATCGATAAGAACGGTCGCACAATCACGATCGATCAGTTGAGCAGTGTGCCCGTGGATGCGAACAAGCCTTGGAAAGGGCCTGCAGTGCCTACCGTGGCTGCTACAGCTTCGCTGAAGGCTGTATTTCTTCCTGTGTCGTCTGCTAGTGAGCTTGGCTTGTTCGCGAAGGATGACGAACTCCTGAAACGTGTCGAGCAGGTAGCTTTGATCGCAGCGGACGGAGTGAATGATTTAACGGCGTTCCATCGAATCACGGATGTAGGATCGTTTTGGAAGGTTGATTGGACACGTGAGTTGAAGCCTGGACCAACTACGATTCTTTATGCCATAGGGGTTAAACGGTGACATTTGATGAAGCACGCGACGCGATGCTCGCGGTCTTCAAAGCTGCCTGGGATCCGAAGCCTGCGCACTACGTGGACGTTACTGGCTCCGTTCCGCCTACTGACCCTGTGGTCTGGGCACGGGTCAAGATCAAACATGTTGACGGCAGACAAGGATCACTCACTGGCGGGTTAGGAACTACGATTTATGATCGATTGGGGTTTGTGTGGATTCAGGTCTTCGCCCCTGTCGGTGACGGAATGAAACTAGGGTACGCAGCGTCGCAAAGCCTGGTGAATGCTTACCAAGCCGAACGTGGAAGCATCTGGTATCGGAATGTTCGCATGAGCGAAATGGGCCCCGATGGAGCTTTTGAACGCTTCGATGTTAAAGCGGATTTCGAATATCGAGATGTGAGGTGATTTATGGCTGACAAAGTCGATAGCAATATCACAGGACTCCGGTTCGCCGAAGAGGCTTCACTGAAAGTCCTGCCTGGTTCTCCTGTGTGGTATCCACTGGAGCCGAACTCGTATTCGGACTTCGGAGGGCAGCTTGCCACTATCGCGCGCAACCCGATCAACCCGTCGCGTCAGCGCAAGAAAGGCGTGATCACGGACTTGGACGCGAGCGGCGGATTCAACCAAGACCTGACGTTCAATAACAGTACTCGTGTACTGCAAGGTTTCTTCTTCGCGAATGCGAGGGAGAAGGCGACGACGCAGGCATTGAACACAGCGGCTGTGGTTATCACAGGCATTCTCGCTGCCAACGATGACTATACTGCCGCTGCAGGTCTTCCAACGACAATCATCCCAGGCGACTTAGTTTACGCCTCTGGTTTTGGTGTCACTGCGAACAATGGATTGAAAACTTCGAATGCAATTAGCACTGGGATCGCAATCAGTGTGAGTGACTCGTTGGCGGATGAGGCTGTGCCTCCTGCTGCTGCCAAGGTGGAGCTTGTGGGGCATCAGTTTGCTTCAGCCGATGTCAGTATCGCGATGAACGGCACGCTTCCTCAGCTTGTGAGTTCTGCAGTGACGATGACCACACTGCCGTTGATCCCAGGTGAGTGGGTGTACATCGGTGACGAAGTAGCGGGAAATGTGTTCGTGAACAATCAGGGATATGCGCGTATCAAGCGTATCACTGCTACGTTCATTGAGTTCGACAAGACCACTTGGACTCCTCAAGCGGAAGCTGGTACCGGTAAGACGATCCGCATTTACTACGGAAGCGTGATCAAGAATGAGCCGCTGCCTGCGGATATCATTCGCCGTACGTACAACGTGGAGCGCACACTTGGCGTGGATGTGAACGGTACGATGTCGGAGTATCTCGTTGGCGCAGTCGCGAACGAGTTGACTGTGAACGTGGAGCAAGCGGACAAGGTTACGATCGACCTGACGTTTATTGCTTGCGACAATGAGCAGCGCAATGGACTGACGGGTGTCAAAGCAGGCACTCGTCCGACACTCGTGTCCGAAGATGCGTACAACACCAGCTCGGACTTTGCACGAATCAAGCTGGCTGTCGTAACGGATGACACGGATGTGCTACCGTTGTTCGCGTTCGCCACGCAGCTCACGCTATCGGTCAACAACAACGTCACGCCGAACAAGGCGATCGGCGTTCTGGGCGCATTCGATACGAGCGCAGGCACGTTTGAAGTTGGCGGGAATATCACTGCGTACTTCGCCAGCATCGACGCCGTGCAGTCTGTTCGGAACAATGCAGATATCACGCTGGATATCATCCTGGCAAAGGACCAGAAAGCGATCATCATCGACATACCGCTCCTGTCGCTGGGTGATGGACGGCTCGCAGTCGAGCAAGACCAGGCAATTCAATTGCCACTGGAAACGAATGCAGCGGAGTCCAGCTTCGGGCATACTCTGCTGTTTCAAAGTTTTCCGTACTTGCCGACTACTGCCATCTGAACGTAGTATGTGGCGCAAGGGCATTTGTGCCCTTGCGTCTATCAAACACTACTTTCAAGGTGGCTCATGAGTCTATTCGACCAGTTCGAAACGGATCCGAAGCTCGAGAGGGAAGGAATCCTGCTCGACTACGGCCAGAACAAGCATCTGCCTGCGGATCCTGCCACAGGCCAGCGCCCGTCCATTATGATTCGCGTGGCGCGAGCTGGCGGATCTAACGACGCTTTCAACAAGCGCATTGAAATCCTTTCCAAGAAGCATCGGCGCGCGATTCAGAACGATGCATTGGATGCCGCGACACTTCGGGACATCACGAAACAGGCAGTCGTTGACACTGTTATCCTTGGGTGGGAAAATGTCACGGACAAGGATCGGCAGCCGCTTCCCTTCTCTCGTGATAATGCGCTGAAACTCTTCAGCCATCTTCCCGACTTGTACATGGACATTCAGGAACAGGCTGCGAAAGCTGCTTTGTTCCGCTTCGCTGTGCGGGAGGACGACCTAAAAAACTGACAGAGGTCCTGTTGTATTATCTGGAGCAGGGACCTACGGAAAAAGCGATCATCCAAACGGCATATCGGGACCGACAACCACTGCCGGATAGGATTCAAAACGCTCCAGAGCTTCTCCTAGGATTGGAGATGTATTATTCGGCGTATTTAGATTTGAGCTCGTGTCGGCAAGGAGGAGAGGGACCCATTAGCTGGTTGTCAATCTCTGAATATGCGGACAAGGTTGAAATTCATGGTGAGCAGCGGGAGGACTTGATTTATTTCACAAGCCACCTTGACGCTACACACTTGGAGTTCAAGGCTAAGAAGCTCAAAGAATCTTTATCGAAGTCGGTGCCGAAGAAAGCGGCAAGGAAGAGGTGATGGCTACTCCGCGTCAATTCAGCAGGAACATGGCCCAGCGGGGCAAGAATGTTGAAGACAACGCGGACAAGCTAGTCCGTAAAGTCGCACTGAAGATTGACGCGACTGTTGTGCTTGCAACGCCAGTGGATACTGGCAGAGCTCGCAGTAACTGGCAAGTTGAATTGAACAAGCCTGCAGTGGGGACAGTAGAGGCCATGGAGGCGGGTGCTGCTATCAACAAGGGTAAAGACGTCATTTCACGTTACGAAGGAGGAACGCCAGGAGCAAGTATCAATATCACGAACAACCTGCCTTATATAGGCAGGTTGAATGAGGGCCACAGTGCGCAGGCTCCTGCAGGGTTCGTAGAGGAAGCTGTACTGGTAGGAATATCGCAGGTTAAAGGTGCCAAGCTACTGAGCAGGACCGGAAAGACAGAAGACTGATGGCCACAGAAACCCTAAATATCGTCATCCGTGAAGACGGGTCTCGCGTTGTCAAACGCAACATGGAAGGCATTGGCAAGACGGGTGAGAGCGCTGCTGGCTTAATCAAGAAAGCGTTCGCGGGCATCGCATTGGGTGTGGTTATCAACCAGCTTCGCCAGCTTGCAGACGCCTACACGAATATCCAAAACAGGCTGCGCCTGACCACTACGGATCAGAGCAACCTGAATGCAGTTTTCAATGAGCTGCAACGAATCAGTACTAGGACAAGGAGTTCTCTCGAAGCCAATGCTGAACTATATTCCAAGGTTTCAACTGCCACAAAAGAATTAGGGATATCGCAGAAAGAAGTCTTGCAGTTCACGGAGTCGTTGAATAAGGCGATTAAAATCTCTGGCGCGACTGCCGCTGAAGCTGAAGGCGGCTTACGGCAGTTGGGACAAGGTTTGGCGTCCGGTACGTTGCGCGGAGACGAGCTCAACTCGGTACTGGAGAACCTGCCCGCAGTTGCAGACGTGATTGCCAAGTCGCTGGGTATCACTCGCGGGGAGCTGCGCCAGCTAGGTGCAGAGGGCAAGATCAGTGCGGACACTATCCTCACAGCGTTCCGTGAAGCACGCGTCGAACTCGATGAGAAGTTCGCGAAGGTTGCTCCGACCGCAGCAGAAGGCTTCGTCCTGTTGAAGAATCAGTTACTCGAGACTGTAGGAGTGTTAGACACTACTGCGGGCGCTAGTAGCTTCTTAGGTGAGGGGTTGGGTTCCGTTACGAAACTGCTCAAAGAGTTGACACCGGAGCTGCAGAACTTCATTCGTGCGTTGAAGGGTTCGTTGGATCCAATGGACGAGATGAGCGACGCAGGTAAGGTATTCGCGTCCATATTCTTGACTGTTGGCAGCGTGCTGGCCGGTGTTGCGAAAATCATTTACACGGTCGTCGTAGGATCGTTCAAGACTGTTGGCCAGAGCATTGGCGCCATTGCTGCGGCCATTGCTGCATTTGTGAGCGGAGATTTCGTAGAGGCAGGCAGGATACTGAAAACGAGTTTTGTTGATAACATGAGCGGACTCGTGGATGGAACGAAGGATCTCTACCGCGACCTCGTAGATGGTACAAGCCAGACTATCGAGAAGATGGTAAAAATTTGGGACAAGGGTGCTCGTGACATTCAAGATCGTAGCGGTGGAGTCGTAGGGCAGGTTAGTGATCAAGCTGGTCCAGCTAGAGCTGCCGCTGGCCCAAGCGAAGCGGAGCTAAAGAAGCAGCAACGCGAGCTGGACAAAGTACGCAACGCGCTCATAGGTGTATTGAACCAGATTGATCCTCTGCAGGGTGCCACGCTCGAGTACGCGAAGGCTGCGGAAGTACTGGTGAAGGCCCATGCGAAGGGATTGCTCACAGATGAGCAATTGATTAGCCAGACGCAGCGTTTAGCTGCAGTATATCAAGATATTCTTGATCCTCTAGGTAAGCTGAACAAGGAACTGGAAGAAGAGATTCGACTTGCAGGTATGGGTTCGAAGGAACGTGAGATTGAATCGCAGCTTCTTGCGATCACTAAGGACTTACTGACGCAGAACATTTCTCTCACGGATGATGAAACGCGTGCCTTGCGCGAGCGTCTGGGAGCCTTGCAAGCGAACAACGAACAGCAGCAGATTCAAGATCAGTTGCTGGCCAATTCTGTTGATGCTCGTAGGGCACAGGTCTTACAAATGGAGGAGATCAGCAAGCTGCTGGCGGACCCGAATAGTGGATTCACGAAAGCAGACGCGACGAATGCACTCGCGCAGCAGAATCCTGACTTATTTGCGAATACCCAGGAGCAGTTAGACGCTCGAATGGAAGGCTTCCGTTTGATGTATGAGCAAGTCGCCATGATGAGGGAACTGGACCTCATTAGTGAGCAGACTGCCATGGCCATGAAAGTGGAAATTTGGCGGCAGGAGCAGGAGGCGAAACTGGCCACAGCCCAGACGTTCTTCGGTCAATTGTCACAATTGCAGGGACAGGAGTTCGGCAAAGCAGCGGCCATCGGAAAAGCGGCTGCAATTGCGCAAGCTATTATAAACACGTATACGGCTGCTACAGGCGCGTTCGCTGCCATGGCCCCTATCCCCTTCGTGGGCCCGTTCCTGGGCGCTGCGGCTGCGGCAGCAGCTATAGCAGTGGGTTTAAACAACGTCGCGCGCATCCGCTCGCAGCCTGTGGGCTTCGCTACAGGTGGTTCGTTCACAGTGGGCGGAAACGGAGGAATAGACTCACAGAATGTTGCATTCCGTGCGACGCCAGGAGAGCAAGTCCAGATCAATACTCCGCAGCAGGCACGCGCGTTGGCCCGTGCTGACCAGTTGATGGAAGATCCGCAGCAACGCGCACGCGGGAATGTGACGCAGAATTTGACGATGGTGCTACAAGGTCGTCCTGACCGCCGAACTAACGATCAGTTGGCTCGTGCGCAGCGGAAAGCCGCACAAAGGGAGTTCAATAAGAGCGGCAGCGTGAGGGTCAGCTAATGGGCTACATCAACCAACTATTGGACGAAGAAGTCGCGTACGGCTTCGAGGGTGGGCCTGAGTACAATACTACGATTGTTGACTTGGACAATAGCCTGGAGCAGAGGGACAGTAAATGGATCTACCCGCGTCATAAGTACTCCGCTTCGTTTGATAACATGGACGACGCTCCGAAAGAAGCAGTCATCGAGATATTTCACGCAGTACGTGGACGCAGACACGCGTTCAAGTTCAAGGATTGGAATGATTACGTCGTAGTGGACGAGCCTGTGCTCGTGGCAGCTGGAACGATGAATCCAATTCAACTGTACAAGACATACGCGTTTGGCGAGGCGTTTACCATTCGTCCGATCCAGGCTGTCAGCGAAGACACTGTGGTTAAGGATAATGTGGGAGCCACTGTTGCAGGTACGTTGAACACTGAACTAGGGATGTTCACGCCTGCTGCGAACTGGGCAGCGACTCCTTACACATGGACAGGCGAGTTCTATGTCTGGGTTCGCTTTCAGGACGACTACAATGCGTTCACAATCAACAGCTGGCGAGCGTCGACGTCCAATGTGGAGCTGCAAGAGGACAAGCGCCGTATCACTGCGACCAATGTTCCGGATAGTTGGGAAGAATGAAGCAGACTCCTGGCAATTTTCAGGAAGCGCTTAGAAAGCCGGGAACTTCTACTTGTTTCCTCATTAAGATCGTTGCCAGCGACGACGCGGTCTATGGTTTTACTACGCTTGATACAGACGTTACATTCAACGACGGCATTCACAATGTTGTGTATGACAGTCGGCAGGAGTTAAGTCCGCAGAACATCCAGCAGGAGGCGTCCTACGCAGCGGACAACACTGAACTGGACGGCTGGCTGGAAGACGTCACTGAGCAGATTGCGCTCGCTGGACGTTGGGATTCAGCGGAGCTGACGATTTATCGCATCATGTACCTGCGCAAGGATTTAGGCGTAGAGGTTGTTGGGTATGGAACCGTAGGTGAAATCAGTTTTTCACAGGACGGAGACGGTAAGCGCAAAGTCGAATATCGTGGGCTTACACAGACTCTGCAGAATAAGACTGTTCCTTTGTATTCGCTGACGTGTCGTGCAGCGTTCGGCGATGAGCGCTGCGGAATGCCTTTCGTTTGGCAGACCGGCACTGTGAGTGTGGTTACTGATAATCCGCATCTCGTATTTACGATCACAGGTGTTGCACAAGCGGATGGATTTTTCAACCTTGGTGTGATTGAATTCCTCACTGGGCAGAACGCAGGTGCTGTTCTGGAGGTAGAAACATGGTTAACCACAGGTGCAATCAAGCTCAGTTTCTTGACTCCGTATCCTGTTGAAATAGGTGATACGCTACGTATACGCCAGGACTGCCTAAAGACTGAAGCCGCTTGCTTGGCATACGGCAACATTCTCAACATGCGTGCTGAACACTTGGCGCCTGTGCAGGAGAAGGCGTTGATGGTTCCTGGCGCTCAAGTTAAGTCTGTGGGGGCGCAATGAGCTCTATAGACTTAGCGCGCGAGCTGCTAGGGGTCCCGTTCCTTCATCTAGGAAGGAACCAGTTTGGCATGGACTGCATAGGCTTGATTGCCTATTCGCAGTCATACCCCATGGAGAAACTTCCTTTCTATCCACGTGATCCGTACAACAATGAACTGGAGAAAAATCTAGATCGAATCGTAGGACTACCTGTTATAGTGTGCGCCGCTGGAGTACAGCGTTCGGATTTGCTAGCGGGTGACATCGTTGCCATGGCCTATGCCAAGCATGTCCGTCATGTGGCTTTGATCGCGGATCATCCTGCATACGCTGGACACCTTAGTATCATTCACACGGACTCGAATGTTGGAAAAGTCACTGAACACATTCTAGACCAAAAGTGGCTGCGTCGTATTCGCAGGGTGTATAGACCATGAGCGGCCTATTTGGCTCCATCACAATCAAAGGAAATCAGCTTACTGAGTTCGCGCAGCAAACTGGCGCGGTCGGTATTCCGATTCCCTTTGGCTATGGTGTGATTACTGTCGAAGGCAATGTGATATTCGTTGACAAGGTTGTCACGCACGTCACTAAGAAGAAACAGGGTAAGGGTGGAGTCAAAACGGAGTCGTACACCTACACTCGCAGCTATGGAGTAGCCTTTTGTCAGGGTATGATTTACGGCTACCTGACAATAACGCGTAACGGCAAAGTGGTTTACACTACGGACCCAAGGACGAGTGTTGAGGACCAAGCCTTCGCAGCGAAGTGGGTGCAGAAGGCAGCACTGTACTTCGGCACGCGCGATCAGATGCCTGATTCTACGATCGAAGCTGTGAAGGGAGTGGGGCAGGTTTCCGGTCATCGTGATCTTGCGTATATTGTGCTGGAGAACGATGACGTAACTGATAACTCAGGAGCTGTGCCTTCGTACCAAGCGATTATCATAGCGTCGCCTCCAGCAGTGTACATGACGTCGAGGCCGTATCCGATCGAGATGGATGATGCGCTGACTCAGTTCGGAGCTGTAACGGGCGGGAAGTTTTTCTCGAACATTCCGTTCGAGCCAATCGTACAGAACGCGACTGTTTCAGGTGGTGATTTGTATGGAGCAGGCGTGACCTACACCCTGTGGCCATTCGAGTCTATCACGCAGACCGGAACTGTTCTTGGTGGAGACATATACGGTAGTGGTGTCGTTTATGATGACGCACTTCCGGAGTCCATCACGCAGACTTCAACTGTATTGGGCGGTGATTTGTATGGTGACGGCGTTACTTATGACATTTGGCCATTTGAATCTATAACTCACACTGCAATTGTTACTGGTGGAGATTTGACATGAGTGAAATTCAAGCGCCGCACCTGTGGATCCCACGTTGCAAGATTATCGAGCCTCGTGATCCGTTCAAGGCGCGCCAGGGCGTGCAAGGGTTCTTTCGTTTGCAGACGAAGAATAGATATGGGCGAGTCATCCGCGATTCGGGTGAATTTCCGAACTTGATCACGGATGCGATATTAGATGCGTTCGCCACTGGAACTCGCAATGTCGATGGCATGGTTGTTGGAACGGGGAACGCAGCACCTCTAGTTTCAGATACTGCCTTACAGACACAAGTCGCATCGTCGACTTCGACGCAGAGCACTTCTGGTGGATCGAATGTTGGTGCGGAACGCTACTGCCACTCTTCAATTACCCGACGTTTTCCTGCGCCAGGAGTCTCGCACAACCTACAGGAGATTGGAGCTTACGACGGCGCCACACTATGGTCACGAGCGTTGATCGTGGACGGAGGAGGTTCGCCCACGACTTTTGTTTGGGATGCAGACGAGATACTAGATGCCACATACACATTCAGGTTGTACCCGAATCTCGTAGACTGGACTGACAGCGTTTTAATAGCAGGGGTTACTCGTGACGTGGTTCTTAGAACCGCTAACGTAGATCAATGGGATTGTAACGAGACAGGTCCGATATACGGAGGTTATATTGCAGCGGGAGACAGCAGTAACGCAGCGACTGCATACAGCGGCGCACTTGCTGCAGTCACTGAATTTCCAAGCGGCCAGCTTGGGTTCGCGTCGAGATCCCTAGCATCCTACGTGACGGGGAGTTTTGCACGAGGGGCGACTCTTACATTTGGTACTACCCAAGCCAACGGAAATGTTCAGTCTGTTATTTTCAGAACGACTTCGCATGCTTTCGGCATTGGCCTTAATATGTTTCAATTCAGCATGGATCCAGTTATAACGAAAACCAACGTGCAAGTTTTGAGCCTGTACGTCGAAACCAGCTGGGCACGCTTCACTCCTCCTTGAGGGCTATCTATTATGATGCCTGACTTGGTGGCCTCTACGATAGCGCACTTCGCTGCGCCGACCTTTCCAGTGAAGAGGCCCGGAATCATAGACAAGGGAATAGCCTATGAGATGGGAGGAACAGCGCTGAACGATGCAAGTCTAGGCTTGCAGGTTAAATTGTGGACTTTGCGACTGGAGAATATTCCAGACACGGATGATCAGAATGTGATTGTGTCTGCGCCAGGAATAGCTGATACGATTTTGATCACTGGAACAGACATTACTGAAATTGATTTAGCATTTGATCAAAACATGCAGCCGTTTGTCACTTACATGCAAGCAGGACAAGCGAAGTTTCGATGGTACGATTCTACGTTACCTGCATTCGTGACCGAGAATCTTCCTGCTACCTCACGGACTCCTCGCTGCACACTTGATGACCACAGGCCGACTCAGACAGGAAGTTCGGACATTGTTTTGATGTACTGCAGAGGTTCTACTCTGTACATGAGACAATTAAGGGATAGGTTTGACGATGAATACACGATAGCGACAGTAGGGCCTAACGCAGAAGTCGTCTACCTTGTGATGAACAATATCTGGCGGCTGCAGTGGCAGCTTCATAATGCCGCTGTCACTTCTGGTCCTGCGTTCCTAGAGATTTCCTCCCCGTTCCTTGCTGACGTCGTCTATGACTTATGCATTCGTGCTGGGTTGCCTCCTGCAGCGATTGACGTATCGGAGCTGTATGAGGACTTCGTGCATGGATACATGATCAACAAGGACAACGGCGTCGACACGTTCCTCGCTCCATTGAGCCAGTTTTATTTCTTCGATCCTACGGAGTTCGATCGCAAGCTGCACTTCTACAAGCGCGGTCGGGATGTGGTTATCGGAATTCACTACAGTGAGTTAGTGGGGACAGATAACGCTTCGGACCCAATGAAGCAAAAGATTGTTGACACATCCAAGCTGCCGAAGATCGTGAACGTGTCGCACTTGGATCCTGCAGGCAACTATACACGGAATAAACAGGTCGCTGAACGTAAGTCTAATCTGATCAAGGCTAAGGCGAACCTTAACCTTGAAGCGACACTGGTGTTGGAAGCGGACCAGGCTGCTGAGATTGCATTGCGCACACTGAAAATGGCGTGGTATGAACTGCTTGAGTACGTGTGGAGCCTCCCGATCGGCTATAGTCATCTAGTGCCTGGTGACGTGTTCAATTTCTTTGCGAGGGACGGATCCACGCATCGCATACGCATCACGGACAAGAACGAGGACACAGGGGTTCTGAAGTTCGAAGGTAAGCAGGACGGCGGTATTGACGTCTACGACAGCTCTGCTACAGGCTTGTCCTTGCCGTATCCTGAATCCTCGTCCCCTGGACTTGTAGGCGATACGCGTCTAGAGATACTGAATATCTCCGTACTGCGCGATCAGGACGATGAGCTTGGAGTGTACGTCGCTATCGCAGGTGGAACAGAGGCCTGGTTTGGAGCGGCAGTGCAGTTCAGCACGGACGGAGTCACGTATACTGAAGCCTTCCGCAGTGAAGTGCCTGCGACGTTGGGCGACAGCCTGACTGCATTGCTTGCAGAGGTGAGCTCGGAATATCCTTCAGTTCAGACATTGGACGTTACAAGTAACTTCGCTCTGGAGTCCATCACTGAAGCGGAGCTGCTGAACAATGGAAATCGAGCGATGATAGGTGATGAGATATTCCAATATCAAATCGCTACTCCGATAGGTGTGGGTCAGTATCGCTTGAGCAATTTGATTCGTGGACGTTATAACACAGATCCTGCAGCCTGGCCTATAAGCACTCGATTCATAGTGCTTGACTCTGCTATCATATTCTTGCAAGCCCAGCAGTGGATGCTGGGAATGGAGATATGGTTCAAGCCTGTGTCGTTCGGTGTAAGCGACGACGAAGCGACCCCAACGTCCTACGACTTCGACGTGGGGTACAGTCAGCTCGAATGGCCTCCTGGCGATGTGAATGCGGCTCGTGACATTAGTGATAATGTCACTGTCACTTGGATTCCTCGTCCACGCTTAGGTGTTGAGATCGCTCCGCATAACAGCCAGTATTTCACAGGATTCAGGGTCGTGTTCAGTGACGCTGCGGAGTTCGACGTAGGCCCTGATATCACGACTTACGTTCGGAACGCTTGCCCGCCTGCACTGACAGTCCATGTCGTAGGCATTAACAGCATCACAGGACTTGGCGAAGCCAGTCCTGAAGCGCCTACTTGAGGATTTATGAGCACGACACTAGACCTGATTGATTTGATGCCGCAGAATCTTCTGCAGCCTTCGGTACCGTTCAACAAAGACATGCAAGTCGTTGCAGCACTACTCGTGCCTGTGATGGAAGACTTCATGCTAACCACACCTCCTACGACTGTACTTGCAGACGTAGGAAAGTGCTGGATTGTGCCAGCGGGCGCCACAGGAGTATGGGCAACGCATACAGACGAGATCGTGCTTGCGACTGCACCCACCCTGTGGTTATTCTTGGTTCCTCCCATAGGAACGCGCGCTCGAGTGTTGAACAACAACGGTGTGCCGTTGAACGTTTACTACCGCTACACAGGATCTGCTTGGGTAGATGACACGGCCGCAGGCGCTATCACTGAAGCTCCTAACGATGCTCAGAAGTATGTGAGGCAGAGTGAAGCATGGACTGTGATTGTGGCAGGTGTTTTTGTAGATGATGGCTTGGCAGTGGACGGGCAAGCCACTACTCTGTTGTTAGGTGACGGGCTTGTGCTGGTGGATATGACAGGCGGAGCGTTCTTGCTCTCGTCGCCCGTTCGTTATCCTCCTATCGTTACAGATGCCACTGCCAACCTCAATGCTGATGAAACGAATGCAGGCAATTACACTCGTTTCAGCCACGCGTTGCCTACTTACACGTTTGACGACGCTGAACCGTTTGTCGCTGGAGCGGAGTACCATGGCAGATATGTGGGAGCAGGAACGCTGACGATCACAGCAGCAGGCACTATGGTGATCAATGCTCCTGCTGATGGGTCTCTAGTGATTCCTCCGCAAGGGACGTTCACAGTGAAGATCGTATCAGCAAGTGTGGCGGACTTGATCGGTGTGACGGAGGCTCCATGATATTGGGAACGGTAGCAGGCAAAAGGCGGTCCGACGGAGACTTCCTTTATGGAGATGTTTTGCTATTGCTTGATGCAACAGGTAGAGCCGATGCATCTGCTATCGTTGATGAGAGTATGCTTGTTCGCCCGCTGACTCCTGTTGGTAACGCTGCGATTCTTAATCAGCAATTCGAACTCGACGGAACTGAAGACTGGATCCTGCTGGCAGATAGTTTAGATTGGCGTTTCAATAACGGAGTGAATCTTGATTTTACGATTGAGCTGTTCAATGTTATTTTTGATACAGCGGCTGTAGATACGAACGGCAATGGCCAGCCGCTTGTTACGAAGTACGACGCGTTCTCTCCGCAGACGAATCAGCGTGAGTGGGCGTTTTTTGTCAGTGCTGCGAATATCTCCTTTAACGTCAGTACTGCTGGAACATCTGTAGATGTTAATCCAACGACGGCCTGGAGTCCTGTGCTCGGCACGCCTTATGATATAACGGTTACTCGTGAAGGCACTGTGTATAGGATTTTCGTTGACGGTGTACAGGTCACGACTTTGACTAATGCTGGTGTGATATTCAACGGAACGTCTCCAGTGACAATCGGCGGTCGTAACACTCGCGCAACTAGTGCAGCGGATCGCGATGATTTTGATGGACGTTTCAAGGCGATCCGCATCACGCAATGGTGCCGTTATTTCGGTAATTATACAGTACCGAACTTGCCGCTTCCCACTCGTCGTCCAACGGAAGTAGACGCGTTGTATGGGAATGTCCAGGCGCATCTTCATTTTGAAGGTAGTGACGCGAGCCTTAACATACGTGACCGCAAGGGGCGAGTGTGGACGTTACTAGGAGCTGCTCAACTAGATACGGCCCAGTTCCAATTCGGTGTCTCGTCCCTTTTGTTGAACGGAACGACCTCCTATATCAGCACTGTTGATGCTGCGAACATTGAATTAGGCGCTGGCAATTTCACTATCGAATGTTGGGTTCGTGCTGCATCCTTTCCTAATAGCTTCAACGGCATCTGCGCTAAATGGGGAGCGGCAGCTTCACGATCATGGGATTTAGGTGTACGTGCGTCCACAGGCGAATTGGAGTTCTTTTATACTACAGATGGAACAGCTAATCTAAGTACTGTAGGAACAGGGACCACGCTTGCGATAAATACTTGGTATCACGTGGCGGTATCCAGAGATGGAGCGAATCTTCGATTGTTTGTTAATGGAACGCAGGTCAACACGACTCACAATATAGCTGCACTTGTAATTCACAATAATGCAGCGGCTATGCTCGTGGGTCGAGGTAGCACAGCGAGTGCAGAGTATTGGTCAGGGCATATCGATGAGTTCCGCATGACAGTAGGAGCTGCTCGCTATACTGCGAACTTCACTCCTAGAACGGAAGCCTTTCCTGAATTCATCGATGACACGTTTAATCCCGATGACATTGGTCCAACATTAACCTTTTCAAACGGCAATAAAACTATCTCACGTAATGTCGGAAGCAATGACAGTCCAAACTATGCGAACGCTTCTAGGAGTCGGCGAGCGCGCAGCACCGGAAAAATCTACGTCGAAGCTACTATGAATCGCGATGGATCACAATGGAGCGGAATATTCGGCATCTGTAGGGCGTCCGCTGCATTGACTCTTACAACACTCACAGGGGAAGGCAATCCACTGGCTCTAGATTTAATACGTATGTTACCGTCAGGCGGTGGAGGCGTCACGACGATACGTGTATATAATCAGAATACAACGCAAGTCAACTATACTCCTGAAGGCGCTGCACTTTCCGTGTCAGGTATGGCAGTGGATTTTGATGCAGGCAAGATATGGTTCAGGAATACAGGAGTCTGGCTGCTGGGTAGCCTTGCTGGAGGCGCAGGAAATTCAACATTCGATGAAGACGATCCGACTTTTACGTTTACACCAGGCGTCCTGTGGAGGATATATGGTGAGTCTCCGTTCAGCCTTACAGACATCACGTTGAATATAGGGCCGACATTCTCCGGGTCTGTGCCCGCAGGCTTTGGCTACTGGTAAGCGATCTCTGTTAATATCTTGTTCGCTTCTTGTTCGTACCAGTTGAAGTCAATGTCCTCTGGCATGCGGTCCGGCAGCTCGAGCAGCGGCTTCGCTCCGTCACTGCGTGGAACTTTGTTGCCTGAGCTGGCGTAAATCATTTCGCCTGTTTGTTCAGTCGCGTAGTACCAGCGTATGGACTCGCCTAGGTATTCTCCGTTTTTCACTGCTCCTCTTTTCACTTTGCGCACGCTAATGAACTTGCGAATGTCTGTACAAGTTCGGATGGACTCCGCTACAGGTGTACCTTTCATCAATAGCGTTTCCACTGCTTCAATGCACACTGTATTCACAGGGTTCTTGTGCATGCGGAAGCTGGCGAGCGCAGGATCGTTCCATGGGTTGCTGTAGGCGCCCTTCGCTTTCACTCCAATCTTGCCGTTCTTGTCTGGAACCTTGATCGCAATGTAATTGTTCACGTCGCGTCCATAGTATGCACTATATAGTGTCTCCTCAGTCTTGAAATGAGTGTGCTCCTCCCACATTTTGATATAAGCCAGTAGGTCTGCATGGCGGCACTTCGGGCAAAGTATAACCACACCGTCTGTGTTTGCGCTGATGACGCGTATGCCGCGCAGCTCGAGCATTTCAATGAGCATGAGCAACGCCAGCTGGCCTGTCATCGTGACTTGGATTAGCAAGTCAGGTGAATACAGGATACTGTACTTCGAGCCTAGCTTGCCGAACGATCCATTCACAGTGATCTTCATGCTGTCCGCTTTCACCTTGTTTCCTGCTTCTTTCGCAGTCAAGCGCTCGTTCACTAGCATCCTGTAGACGCGCAGGAAGTTAGGGCCCAAGTGAACCGGGTACAGCGCTTGGTTCAATATGATCAACGGATAGTAGGACGTGACATCCCTGTCCATGATAATTGTGTCGTCACCTGCTACCACAGCGACGTGCGTTTCAGTAGAGTGGAGTCCGCCAATTCCCATTGTGTAGGTGTTGTCTGCAATAGGAATCTTGAGTCTAGCGATCTCCTTGGGCAGTCCTACGCCACCATGCTCCTCCACAATGAAGCGCGCTCGACGTACAATGTCCAGCGCACTGTTCATCAAGGGCGTTTCGAAACTTATGAAGTCAGGAACTCGGTAATAGTATGTCGTGCCTGGTGTGATTATCGGTTTGGCGGGCCTGCAGCGGTTGAGTTTCGCAACCTCGTGCCCGATAACAGCTTCAGCGACTTGTGCGTCGCTGTGCGAACGTAAGTCTATGCCGTATTCATGGCTCATGGACTCGCGCAGGCTAATCTGTTCCTTGAGCGCCTCGTATAGGAATGCAGTCTGGGTCAAGTCGTTGATGTTGTACCAACGAACGATCGCCATCTGCTGTGGAGTCAAGCGCGCTTCATGATGAAACGGCAGATCCTGCATCTTAGGAACGTGCAGGCGTCCGCCGTAGATTTTTAGGCTCGCCTGGAGCGGCGCTACTTCGATTAAATCGATGTGGTCAATGTCTCGAAATGCATTGCGCACTTTGTACGACTTCAGCATGTCGTAAGGGCGCCAATCTTCTAGAATGATCTTGTTCGTCCCCTCCTTCATCTGCTCACAGGACTTACCTGCGAACGCCATGTTGATCATAGGTATGTCATAGTTATCACTATTGAATCCTATGAGCGTGAAATTGCGCATGATCCAGCCGAGCTTGTCCAGCTGCATGGATCCGCCTTGCCCCATTTCGAAGTAAACGACTGAGCCTGTATGGTAGGAGCGGAATCCTACCATGAAGTAATTCCAGTACGACTCCACGTCGAATAACAGCTTCTCGCGTCTCTGGTACGCTTGCCACAGCTCGGGCTCGGACATCACATGGACAGGGAACTCAAGCGCTTGTTCTAGTCCCGGCAGGTATGTGTCCAGCCGCCATACGGGCTCCGGAGGGACGCGCTTGGGCTTGGGCTCCTTGAGTACCTTAACTACGGGTTCGTCCCGCCACCACAGTCCTAGTGCGTCCGAGCGCACTTATGCGCGCATCCCTATAATGGCTCCACGCAGGCGGTCGCCGTAGAATACTCCAGGGGCAGGATAAGCGCTGATATCAATCTCTTTTGCGATGCCCTTTAGTAAGGATAGCATTTCAATCTGATAGATGCCGTTGAACGGAAATCCAGGCAGCTCAAACGACGCACCCTCTTCTCCATGGTTTACTGGAACAGTGCTCAATACTCCATCCGTGATAAACACGCGTCCCATCTTGTCTGCGAACGGTGTGATGGCTTCTAAGCCCGTGAATAGTTTTTCATCTATTGGCACGACCTTCACAGGCTTGTCCAGCAGCGGATCCAAGTCTGGCCATTTCACGTCCAAAAGCTGGGTTCGAATCCACTTCTTGTTGGCGTAGTGAAACGTCATTGATCTGTCTGTGACCTGCGCATAAATCGGAGGCTTGTTGATACGAAGCATTTCACGGATCGCTACGCGTGGCACGTTCACTGTGACGGGCATTTTAGCGCCTGTCCAGTATTGTACTAGCATCACGTTATTGGTCGCAAATGCGAATTCATCTCGGAATAGGACGCCGTTGCTCCACGGACGTGAAGCATCGTCGCCAATGAACGGATGTATGACTTTGAGCGCGTTCAGCAGCACGTCGCCTAGGGTCAGTGGAGGAGCTGCTTCATTACCATCCTTGTCCAGCTGCTTCTGCGCTATCGTATCCAGGCGCACCATCTCACCCTCTGGCAATACGTGCGGCGTTTCTTCCGCAACGCATTCAATAAACGCCTTGAATACGCCTGCTCTGATGCAAAGGCGACCTGCTGTGGTCATGCTGAGTACTGGAGTGGAATCATCAGGACAGTTAGCGATCGCCTGCACCATTTTATCTGCTTTAGGCTTGAAGTCGAGATCGCATGCAAGTGGAGAAGACAGCGCCACAGCGCCGTTGTAGGATCGCACTGTACCTTTCTCGATGGCGAAATGAGTCATAGCAGGAAGAAAGTCTTTCTTCGCTACAGCGCCCATCACGAACTTGAGTTCTTCTAGCATTGCCCAATTACCTCTTTCAGAATGGCTAGTTTAGCACATTCCAGCATCCAAAGGGTTGATGCATTGTTCATCTTGGAGGAGCGAAGCATGAGGTTTCCTTGTGCATCATACGCAAGAATCACAACGTCCTTGGGCTCCAGCTGCTTCATGGACTCGAGCGCCTGTTCCGGGTTCATGTTGTCGTTGACAAGAACGGAGACGCTCAAAATAACTCCTGGCGCAACGCTTGGAAGCTATATTCCCTTTGCTTATTGATAATATGATTGATCTCTTTGAATGACCACATGTTGAAGGCAGCTCGGGATTCGTAAACGTCTTGCAGACGTTCCAGGTTAAATCCTAAGCTGTTGAGCATAGCATGAACGTAGTCCTTATGAATATCCACCAGCGTGCTTATATGCATGTTCGCATCGTGTTTACGCGGAGACTTGCCGGACACTGTTATCACGCCATGCTTCGGGTGAAAGATGTGTCCATAGACAGCATACTGGATCCATGAGGAGCTGTCGCAGCTGAACCAAGGATACATCTCCATCATCTTAATGGACGTCAATCCGAACCCGTGGACTTTCACGCGTGGTCTGCCGGACTTATCGCAGATGAATTTGTCGAAGATCCTGTCCAGCCAGATTTCTAGATCCTTCGACATTTCTAATGGATTCTGAGATCCTTTAGTGACCATGCCGCCAATTGTGATGTAAGGATATTCACGAACGTAATGTTCAAGATATCGTTCGTCCTCACCGTAGTGGAAGCAAGGCAGCGGAGTCACGCCACGGGCTTCCATTTCAAGTTGATTGCGATACGTTTGATGTGGATCCCCGATGCCGTCCAACACAGACGCCATCAATACATTATCCTCTCTGCGCAGTATGTCCATGTTGCGTTTGATATATTCGCAATACTCCCAGACACTGAGTTTCACACCTAGAGTGTGAGCAGAGAACGCTCCGGAGTCGAGGAACACCTGGGCGCCATCCTTGCGCATGTCGTCCACGAAGCGCTGCTTTCCAACGTAATGCCACGACTCCAGAATGTTAGGAATCGATTCGAAATGCGTCTTCTCGCTGTCACTTAGCTTGTCATGCGAGCCTGTTTGGCTCTTCATGAACTGGTTCGTATAGACAGCAGCAGTATAGAGGTGCATTTATGCGTAGTTTACTGCGGTTTAGCTTCAACCTGCAAGACGCAAAAATTCAGAACGTGCCTCCGCCTGCTCGAGCATGACTCCACGTAAGGCTGTGGTTATCGTGTGATGCCCCTGCTGGCATACGCCACGTGATTCCATACACAGGTGACGCGCCTTGATAACCACACCTACTCCGAGCGGCTTCAGGTTTTCCCACAGTGCATCCGCAATCTGATCCGTCATGCGCTCCTGTACTTGTAATCGACGGGCGAACGCGTCTGCAAGTCGTGATAATTTACTCAGGCCTACTATCTTGCCTGTTGGAACGTAGCTGATTGTCACGGTGCCGAAGATAGGTGCGAGATGATGCTCGCAGTGTGAATAGATAGGGATATCTTTCACGGTGATCATCTGGTCGTGCCGCTCCGCTCCATCCTCGAACGTCTTCAGTAGCGATGCAACATTCACGTCATATCCACCGAACCAGTGCGCGAACGCCTTAGCGACGCGCGTAGGAGTCTCCTTGAGTCCTGCGCGTTCATAGCTATCTGGCTCGAGAACTTCAAGAATGGCTTCGATGTTCTGAGCTATTTGTTTTGTTTTATAAGTCGTCACAATGAGATTCCGTATGATGCTGAATTTGCGCCATGCTCCCTCACTTCACAAGAGACGACACGGACGTGCGGAAAGTGCTTGCTACAGACTTCTTCTGCAAGATCAAATCCGTGTTGTGCGAACGCTTCACAGCCTACGTTGGGCAGACGACGAACTTGTATCAGCCCTATATTCGCCATCTGCATGAACGTGGAATGCATAGGGTCGTCTGCTGCGACGAACGTCGTGTGATCAAACCAATATCGAAGTTTCTCCTTCAACGGATCCAGTCCACCGAAGTCCACTACCCAGTTGCGCTCGTCTAGCTTGTTCGCTTCGAATACGAACGTGAAACTGAGCGCGTAACCGTGCAGTAGCTTGCAGTGAGATTCGGCCTTCCACTGGCGGAATGCGCAGCTGAAACCCAGATTGTGATCGTAGGTCTTTGTGGAGCGATGCATTAGCTGTGCTTCCGTCCTTCGAGTTGATAGTTGGGCGTGTTTGGCATCTCCATCACGCCCTCTCGAACAGCACGAAGCACAAGCGGATCAGGTACATTCGCCTCCAGAAATCCTTGTGCTCGTAGCACGTTAGCGTGGTTCATGTCCGTCGGCGGATACTTGCCATCGTAGGACGTGTGGCTATACGCGAGCGCCGGCATGCAGCCTGGCAATCGTGTCGCCAGCTTGACGGTTTCTGCTTTGGACAGGAACATGAGTGGCGTTTGGATCCGAAATGAACGGATGCCAAGCGATTCGTTGATTGCCAACTGCATCGCTTGGACGTAGCTGTGGCGGCAGTCCGGGTAGTTGGCGTTATCCTCCTGGCAGACGCCTGTCACGATATCATGGCAACCCAGCGCGATGGCGCGGTTCGCTGCGATCGTGAGAAATAGGGTATTGCGCATCGGCACGAACGTGAGTTCAGTTCGATTGCCGATTATCTTGTCCATCTGCTGATAATTCTCGTACCGCTCCAGCTCATTGCTGCTGACAAGCGGTGATGTGGACTCCATGACGTCACGTGAAATCTTTTTCACGACATGACTTGTGCAGCCTGCCATCTCAGCAACGCGGTATGCTGCTTTGATTTCCAGTGCATGCCGCTGTCCGTAATTGAACGTGATAGCATGCAGTTCTCCGTCTGTTCCAAGCAGTTCCTTAGCCCAGAATAAGCACGTCGTGGAGTCCTGCCCGCCAGACAGAACTACGAGAATCTTTTTCATTAGTCTCACTCCATGCCAAGTAGCTTGTGTACTTGCAACTGTAGTATGTACCCGTGCCTCATGCAAGATTCCACGCATGCATCGAGGTTGCGCTGGTTCTTTTCCTTATCACGATCATCCTGCGGCTGCAGATAAACCAGGCCTTTGTAGCCTTCCGGTGGACGTGCCACGCTGAGTGTTCCCAACTTGTGATCAAGGACGTGCATAGGCAGTCCGTCTTTCCAGTCCACGCTGTCTGCATTCATAACGTACTTGTAGGCGCAGGCGGACTCCGCAGTGAGGCGCGCGACTCTGCCTGTTTTGGGACTGACAACGATGTATAGTCCGCGTCGTTCGTTCACGTTTGTGTTGAGTGTGCTGATGCTAGGGGGTGGCAGTGTGCCGTTCGTTTCGACTTGCACATAGCATCCTAAGCGCTGCTGAAGTTTTAGAACAAGAAGATCGATCTCCTGTCGGAACGGTTCGCCGCCTGTAATGACCACAAGTCCTTTGTAATACGCCAAACATTCTTCAAATGGAAACTCTGAGATGAGAGAAAGGTTTCGCATCATATGTCCATGTTGGACTTGTGTGACAATATCGTCTGTTGATATCCAGCGCCGCTGCGATGTGTAATCCGTATCGCATGCGGGGCATTGCAGGTTACAGCCTGCAAGCCGAATGAATACAGCAGGAGTTCCGCAGAATGGGCCCTCACCTTGTATCGTGTAGAAAATGGATTGCACGTCGAGATTTTCGTGCTTGTTAGCGAACATATTTGTCCGCTTCTCGATTGGTTGTTCGTTGAAGGGATAGTCCATGGCGTCTCCAAGTAAAACAATGCCCGATTGCAGACTGGCTAACGTCTGCCGCCTAGGTGCCTGACGAAGTATTGAAGGGTAGCTAGCCCAAGCCTGACTTCGTCTCGCTTGACCATGCTCGGGCCGACACATGGTCCCTAACTCTTGGGCTGCTGACTGCTGGCGTGCCCTCACCTTCTCCCCGTGTCAGCTTGAGCCTACGCTATGTCGGTTACGTAGGGGAGCACGCCAGGCGCAATGCCTGAGGCCGACTGCTCGATTCTGAGAAGGAAATCCGGGCCGAGGGCACCCGGATTCTGTTACTGCTTGACCAGGAGAATAATCAGGCAGTTGCAGGCGGAGGAGTCGGGGCAGGAGGCACTTCAACCGGCTTCGGCGCTTCCACCTTGCCAGTGATGCCGTGATACTTGCGCCAGCGGGCGTACTGCGTTCGAACAGTGGCTTCGGCGATGCCGCCGGCATTCTCCAGCGACGCCTTGATGGTCGCAGGAGCGCCAGTGGAGGCACTCAGCGTGTCGAACACTGCCCAGGCACGGCCGCAGATCGTATCCGTCTTCGGACGACGAACGCCGTTCTGTTCGGGGGTCTTGGCAGACTCCTTCGCAGCCTTGGCGTCGACTTTGGCCTGTGCCTTCGCAGCCTTGTCGGCGGCGCGCTTGTCTTTCGCTGCCTGTTTGCTTGCAGCCTTCTCAGCAGCCTTCGCAGCCTTCGCGTCAGCAGCGGCTTTTTCCTTGGCGGCCTTTTCTGCTGCCTTGGCAGCTTCAGCCACTCTGGTAGCCTCCGCAGCTTCAGCGGCGATCTGTTCGGGGGTCTTCGCGATATCGTTCATGTCATACTCCTCAAAACTTGTGATGAATCAGTGACGTCCATTGCTGGGACAAGAGCATAGTAACGCAGGTTTGAGCTTCGTGCAATCGTTATGGCATTAAACTTTGCTCTTTTTCCAGGCGCTGTATTGAGTGCTGGCTGTGCTCGTGTGCCAGCCGTTTTTCAACATCAGTTCTTTCATGCGGGTTCGCGGAGGGATCTCGCCTGTCATTTTCAGATCCAAGTCCAATGCGTCCCAGATAGCCTTGCAGACTCCGGAGCGTGGCGCGCCAGCTTGACGAACGGGTTTTGGCTGCGTAGGAGCGCTTGGGAGCGGGGCCGCTGCTAGCGCATGGGTTAGCGCTGCGGAGCGCTTTGCCTGCGCTGTAATGCGCTCCTGTACTATGCGGGCAGCTTCGTCCGGGGGTAGTAGCGCGCACACTGTCCTACCCCAAAGGGAGGACTTGATTGCGGGTATTTTAGAACCCTTGACATACATATAATCATCAGGCTCGTTGTCTTCGGAGGCTTTAGCAAGGCGCTCTTCTACATACTGCGCCTGCAGTTCCACTTCGCCTGGAAAACAATCAGTGACAGGAAAGCGCTCCGCATATTCAGCGATCATAGCACGCAGAGAAGTGCCAATGTGCGGTACGTGCTGCGACCCTGTCACGTTGCGGTAAAGCATTGACAGTTCCATATCAGTCCAGCCTGCAATCAGGTTGCTTCCGTCCGTAAGCGGCAGCACATCCGTGTGGTCATGCGCCTGGGCAATGAAGTCCAAGTTACAGACAACCTTGAAGTCAGGATGTTTGTGCAGGAACTTGCAGAGCTTCCGATTGATACTGATATACATAGCGACTCCATGATCTACTAGAGAGCGGCAGGACAACGCGCCCGAATGCTTCCGTGCGTTCGCTATCTGCGATGCCGGGCCGCTCTCTGCTAGACCCGAAGCAGGCTGCAACTATACAGCCTGCTTCGTTAGAATTCAACGAACCATCAGGTCGTTGAATTCCTTCCAGCGCTGATACTGCGTCACTGCCGTGTTGCGCTGCCAGCTGTGCTTGTCCTGCAGCGCCTTCAAGTCCTTGAACGAAGGGGTGGCGCTTGTCGCGGCCCGCAGTACGTCCAGTTCGTTCCAGATGTGCGCGCAGATCGTGCCTTCCGACGGGCGTTTCACGCCGTTCTGTTCAGCACGATCCTTTTGGATCTTCTTGCCAGTGTTGGCAGGAGCGGCAGTAACCACAGGCGCAGCGGGAGGAGTCAGCGCACTGAGCGCCTTCACTTCCGGGGTTTCCAGCGCAGCGGGCGGCACGACTTCGACTGGCGCATCTGCCTGGTGTTCGGGTGCGTCCGGGTTCTGCGCGACGTCCAGTTCGGCGTCGGACTCGGTGGGGTATTCCACGTAGTCTGCGTTCAGGGCAGCACGCATCTGCGTGTTATTCATCTTGCCCCAGCCTTTGATCGCGGCAGCTTTGCAAGCGGCGCGCAGCTCTTCTTTACCCATGTTTTCGAACTTGCTCATGTCTGTCTCCTGTTGGCGGGCGGAAGTGTTTCCGTCCATGGAAGAGACTATAGATCGGGTTGCTACAGCAATCAAGCGATATTTTGCTGTAAATGGCTGTTTTCTTGTAAGTGATTGAATTTACAGCGAATTAAAATGGAATATCATCGTCTTGCAGTGCTTGATCTAGGCGTTTGTCCGCTTCTTCACGGGTAGGACGCACGTCAATGGAGGGCCCGGGATCGCTGTCCTTAGCTGCTTCTGTTCCAAAAGCCGTGCCGTCGTAGCAGCTTGACATGATTTGCGGGTATTGCTTATTGACCCAAACGCGCAGATGTGTTGGGGTTTTCAGTTCTCCTGCCCGTTGCAAGGCTTGTACAGTATCAAGCGGCGGAGCCAAGTCACTGCGCTCGCGCCACCATGTGCGTCCTTTGCGAGCTGCATAAGCGTTGTCATGCTCTAACAGGACGAAGTCGCTGAAGCGGCGGAGCCCGCAATAGTATGTGACGCGCATGCCAGGCTTCGCACCCTGCTTCTGATGTTCTGCGTATGTGATGTGATCGACCTTAAACACTTCGCAGACAGGCATGTCGCCCTTGATAATAGGCTCCTCGCTAGCGCTGAACTTCAATTTGTTAGCGATCGGGAATTCGAACCCGCAGCAGATGCAAACGCGCACACTGGCGTGGTTATACGTTCCACACATGTCGCAGATACGTACAGGAGCGTCGCCGCCTTTTTCTCCCTTCTTACGAGGGATAACAGGATCGTTGATTGGACCCAGACGCCTTGTGTTGCCTGCAAAGTCTAGAACCAAGCAGTTGCGCTTACCTCCTAGTTCGATGGAGCGCATGCGTTCATCGTACAAGCTGATATTGAAGCCTGCAGCGTACAGACAGCGGGTGCCGCGTCCAAGCATCTGAACCCACAAGATAGTGGATTGGGTAGGACGAAGCATGAGGATCAAATCGATCGCAGGAAAGTCGATGCCTGTGGTTAGTATGTTGTTGTTCACTGCCGCGCGATACTTACCTGCTTTCCAGTCACGAATCGCGTTGTTGCGTTCTTCTTTGGTGAGCTTGCTGTGAATGGCCACAGCGCTGATGCCAAGCATGTTCAGGATCTTAGCAGTGTTTATGGAGTGCTGCACACCTGCGCAGAACACTAGCCAATGATTTCGATCTTGTGCGAGATTTATCGCTTCGCGGCAAGCTGCTTCAGTGATTTCATCGCGGTCCACTGCCTGTTGCAGTTCCTTCGCAATGAACTCACCGCCGCGCACATGAACGCCATCGACATTTAGAACTGTCTGTGTCTTTTTAGGAATCAGTGTGCATAGATAACCTTCTGCAATCAAACGATTGAAGGACTCCATGCCTGTGATATCAAAACAGATGTCGGTGAATAGCTTGCCTTCCGTGAGATAGCCCACCCCATTGCGGTACGGTGTCGCTGTGAATCCTATTACCTTGATCAACGGATTCATGGCTCGTAGTCCAGCAATGAATAGCTGGTACATCGTTTCATCTTCGTCGCTTACAAGATGCGCTTCGTCAATGAGGACGATGTCAACGTGACCGAAGCTGGCGGCGTGCTTCGCTACAGATCCAATGCCAGCAAAAATAATCTTGTCATGTATGTCACGCTTGCCGAGTCCTGCACTGTTGATGCCTGCAGGCGCTCCAGGCCAGTAGCCCATGAGCTTCATGTAGTTCTGCTGAATTAGTTCCTTGACGTGCGTTAGGCAAAGGACTTTCTGCCTGGGCCACTGCCGAAATATGCTTTCAAGGAATGCAGCTATGACAACAGATTTACCTGTTCCAGTCGGCATCGCGACAAGCGGGTTCCCATTTTGCTTGCCGAAATAGTCATAGATACTGCCGACCGCTTCCCATTGATAGGGATGCGGTACGATCGTTGTCATTCGTTAAAGTCCGTCCTGGCCGTGTATTGACCACAGCCCGCGAGCTGTGCCTCTTTAGTCAATGTACACTGTAGCAGGTTGCAGCGCCATTGTCCGCCTGGGACGCCTTCAACAGGATGACTGAACGAGCATGTTCTGCAGTTACGAGCCGGAGCGGCACCTAGATGACACACTTCTTTATGATCGCAGAAGCGGCACTTCCAGAAGCCAGGGGATTTATTGATTCGTTTGGGTACAGTCTGCGTCAGTGCTAGTACGCGTCCGCGTTCTAGAAACTGTTCTGCAAACGCGCTATCAAGCGGCACCAGCTCGCAGTAGATATCGTCCGTATTCTTGTTGACAGCCACATACAGTGTGACAGTGAGCTGCATTCGGTGCATGTAGACTTGCATCTGTACGTAATGTTCGAACTTAGATGCACGGACACCGTCACCAGTGAATTGTTCCCCCTTCTCTCCTTCGATGAACTTGCGCCAATTGTCTCCTGCGAGTTTGTCAAAGGATTTCTGATTGTGTGTCTTGAACTCACCGAGCGCAGGTTGCCCTGGAGCAAGGTCTGGAATTCGGAGGAGTACGCCATCACCGCTTCCGCCGACATGCCCGTCGGCGTGACTAATACGAAATTGTTTGCCATTTTCGTCCTGCTGATAGATTTCGCATCCAATTGTCAGTAGTAACGCAATGAAGCGCGCTTCTTCTAAGTGTCCGCGATTGTATAGGCGCAACATTTGTCCGCTGACGTTGCGAGCTGTCACCCAACGATGTGAGTAGTAGATAGCACGTCCGCATTCCTGCCCTATGATGCTGGCGCCAAGATGCGTGCGGAAAGGATCTTCGTCCTGCCGATATGCATCATCGATGTGGGGTATGACTTTCTTGAGATTCGCGCGGTACGCATTACCCTGGTCGCGGTGAATGCATTCGTGCATTAGACGCAATGTTCTATAAGCCAAAGTGATCTGCATGAATTTCCCCTGAGCAGTATCAACCTGCCCATCTCCCCGCTGCTTCTAACGCTTCCCGAATGTGCGGTATAGCTGAAGCAGCGGGGCGGGACTCAGATAGCGCGCATTGCACGCGCTAGTACATCAGGACGGACGATGCCACGGCGGCGCTGCACCTTGCGCCGGATGCGGAGCTGCACCTTGCGCCGGATGCGGAGCTGCAGGGGCCGCAGGCTGCGCAGGAGCTGCAGGGGCAGGAGCTTGCACGGGTTGCTGATTCGCCCAAGGCTGTGGGTTCGTCGGAGCTGTCCAGCCTGCGGGTGCAGCGCTAGGACCAGCAGGCGGAGCAGCCGGCGCACCCTGAGCCGTCGCACCCGGAGGGAAAGCAGGTGGCGCAGGAGGCGCGCCCCAAGGTGCTGCGGGAGCTGCAGGAGGCGCACCCCATCCGTGAGTTCCCTGTGCAGGCGCTGCAGGTTGTGCAGGAGGCTGAAAGCCAGGAGCTGCAGCAGGAGGTTGAAATCCGGCAGGTGGAGGCTGGAACCCAGCAGCAGCAGGAGGCGCGGCGCCGACCTGTTCGTTGATGTTCTTCCACTGCGTGATATCGTTCTGTTCGTCGTACTTGCCGTCGGCAGGTCGCACCTTGACTTTGATCTTCAGCGGACGGTTGTGCAGCTCGGACGAATCGCCGACTTGGAGATGACCGACAGCGTGCGCCAGTGCGCTCAACTGTTTGAAGGCAATTTCCACAGTCTGTGCGTTCGCATTCTGCAGGTTGAGTCCGTGGAAAATCTTGCGACCCTGGTATTGGCCGTCCAGAATCACGTAGCGGAAGTTCAGGCGAGTGCCTGCGCCGTCGTTGGTCGGTTTCAGTTCCGACTGATCCACCATTACATTGTACCAGCCGGCAGGGACAGTATCGAACCCTGTTGCTGGCTCCACTCGACTTGCGTCGAAATTGATCTGAGCCATGGAAAGTCTCCGAACGGGCGTTGAAACGGTGCCCTTGTTACCGTGTAAAAACGTCGATGCCTGCGAAATGATGCAACGCTTGTCCTAGGGTGTAGTTCCATCCATTTGCAGGAGGAGCAGGTACACCTACTTCGACATTGATGCCGAAACGGTTGCCTGCAACGTAGGATGGGGTACGACTGAAGCCGAGCATGCGTCCTTTGTTCTGCGAGACTGCTTTCGTCATGTTCTCGCTCTTGCTAACGAAAATCGGCTCGTACAGGAAGCCTACTATATCCGCCCATTGCGTGATGCGCTCGCGCTTTCCGTACGTTTTCTGATTCTTCGGGGAGTGGAGTAATAGATCCCAGGAATCGTATTCTCCGGAGGTCGGGTCCATGATTTTACTACTGAAGACGTGGCACGTGATAACAATATTGATGCCTGCGTACACAGCCAGAAGATCACACTGTTGAAGAAACTGGTCAAACTCTTCGTTAGCCAGGTTGTACGCTTTGCCGTAGCCGCCATGTGCTGACTCCATTGTGATGACTTTCTTGCCGCCGGCGCGGAACCCAGGATCGCGTCGGATGACTGCGTCGTGAATGTGCCGTTCAAGTGCAGTGCCGCTGTCGAACACAATCGTCTTGTACTTGAATTGTCCTCGCTGTGCAAGCGTGATGATTTCTGCCATCAGTGCGGTCACTTCCTCCCACGTCTGAAGCATAGGAGTCTTGCTCACGTTCACTCCACCGAAGCCAACCTCGAGTGGAATTAGCAACGCACCCGGAGCGCCTGCGCAGAGTGTGGTCTTACCCATTTTCTCCTGACCCGCAATAACGATGCGAAGCCCGGTGCGCGAGATACCTGTGGTTACGTTTGCAAGAATGCTCATCAGGGTCCTTGTGTGAATGCGCGTAAGTATAACAGCCTGTTACAATTATCGCCCTACGTCCGCTGCGTGACGAAAGCCTTTGAACACGGGGAAGCGCGGAGCATCTTTCACGCCTACGAGTTCAAAATGTTTGTAGCAAGCTATTTGATCGATGTAAGACTGCCTGTTGTCCCAGATGTGTTGACGCTCCGCGTCTGGAAATCCTGTGCCGATGCTGAATGTCACACCTGATTTGATATCCTTGACGACAAGCGCGCCAAGTGTGTTCATCGGAACCATGTTCTCCTTGTGCGAGCTGCGCTTCGTATACCCGCGTTCATCCAGCGTCGCTTCGTTCGCATTGTGCATGCGTTCTTCGAAGCCGATAACCACAGCCTCGGCGTCTGCGAAACGCTTGTGTTTCACAAGGCCTTGTTCACGTGGAGTGCTGCGGCCGTACTTATACTTGCCGTCGCTTGAGCGCGACATGATTCCTTCAAATCCAGACGCGACGTGCGTGCTTTCAAATTCTGCCAGCTGCTGTTCAGTGTAGAGCAGGACGTGGGGTAGGAGTTTCACGCGCAGGTGGCGCTCTTTGAATCGGGTGTCCATTCCGTTCAAAAGCATCTTCCAACGATCGGTGTAAGTGTATGAAGGGTGAGTCCAGAAATCGAAAACCCAGAACGTGACGTCAGGTTCTCCCTGTTCAGACATGACCCCGCTGGTCGTCCGCTGCATGAGATCAGGCGCGTTAGGTGGGCCCACTGCCAGCTCTCCGTCCAGGCCTTCCAGATCTCCGCATCCAAATTCGTTCTGCGTGAAGATGTTGGGTATCGGCTTCAGTGTGCGGGACAGTAGGACGCCGTTCACTACCATTGCACGAATACCATCAATCTTCGCAGAAGTCCAACGGGGGAACAGGAGTTCGGGCTTCGCTTCTCTAGCAGCGAGCATGGGTTTCATACAATTCTCTTTTTCTCTACAAAGACCATTTTATGCTGACGCATTCTTGCTTCTAGTTCTTCATTATCGTTTATGTGTAGCGTGACGATGCCTGCAGTCAGCCCACCGAAAGCATGTAGACGCAGTTCTTCCTTTGCTTCCTCTAGGTCCCTGTCCGCAGATAAAAACACCTCGTTAGCAACGGTCCACCGCGCGATCGCATTGTATCCTTCTTCACTGATAGGACTTTGGACAACACTTTCGATCCAATTGATACAAAGTTGACGCTGGTCATCCGTCAATGCATAATGAATCAATTGGTACGTACTTCTTTTGGTAAGAAATCCTTTTCGTTGCTTGTTGTCTCTCCAGATGTAGCATCTTTCCATCAGCTCACTAAAATTGGTAGTGATAGCATAGGCTTTGATCGCAGACTCACCGTCTTGCCTGCGCTCTTGCATCATTTTCTCGACGTCGTCATAGATGGCGCCTTTTTCTCCGCACTCTCGAATGCATTGGAGAATCATACCTTGTGTTGAAGCAGCGTCTACAAGATATGACGCACGATGAGAAGTGATGGGGTGCTTGCGCGATACTTTGGGTCTACGTGATCCCAAAGCATTGTCAGCAGCAGTGCTCATACAATCCTCTCATACCTGATCTCAGCAGGACCCTTGGGCATGGGATAGCGTACGAACGAATACACAGCAATGCCGAGCGCACGCCGAACAGCGATGTGCAGCGGCCTTGGTGGCATGTACTCCACGTGATTGTTCGCCACGAAAAGATCCACAGACTGCGCCTGCATCTTGGCATGCAGGCGCTCTTGCCAGTCGCTTTTCGGCTTGGCGTGCGAAACGATCGTGTGATCGATGTTGTGCGCGAAATCAGTCATGCTTCGAGCTTCCGATACTTGTCGTAGAGGGACATAGTATTCGGAAGTTGCTCACGAAGCAAGACATCAATAGCCTTCGCGTAGGCCTGTGCTTCGATCTGCGCATGACTGTGGTCACGCAAGCTCAGGAAGTGCATGATATTATGCAAGTCCTGCTTCCAGAGCCAATGCGTGTAGTGGTTCAAGTGTAACCACATGCGTGCGTGTTCAGGCGCCACGCCGAGTTCGATGTACTTGATATACTTGTTGTAGCTGCGCTGGCAGTCTTCGTCCAAGTCCATCTTGAACTCGTGTTGCAATTCCGGCGGCAGTTTGTCGACTTGCCCCTGCTTCGCGATGTCCGGCTTCGCGCCTACGACTTCAGGTATGTACCACTCCGCAGGAAGCGTGACGTATCGACCGCTGACTTCGTTTATCGACACAGTGCGGTGGCGCACGAACTGGCGTGCTACGAAGATAGGCATCTTCATTTCGACCCAGCACTCAATCATCTCGAACGGGCTCGTGTGCCTGTTTTTCATCAGGTAGTTACAGAGATCCAAATCCTTCTGGCGCGTGCGTCCTTTGTCCATCTGGTCGAACGACATGCGAGCAGCGTTTGCGGGATCTACGTCGTCTGCATCGAAAGATCGTGCAAGATCCAAGTCCACTTCGATTCCATCTACTAGAGAGCGAGTAGGCGCCCACATGCGTCTTGTCTGTCCAGCGAGGTTGCGAAGTTCAACGAAGCCGTGGTCCAGCACGCTGAGTCTGTGCTCATTCATGAGTTCTACCTTTTTAGAAAAGTGT